TCTACATCGAACACACGATCCTCGCAAGCCTGTAGAATATCAACCTCTCGCCCACTTATAGTCTCTTGCTTGATAGCAAGAACACCTATTACATCTCGGCACTCATTTTCAGTTAGAAACTGAACATCGGAAGCGGTGATCTGACGAATGGTGTTTTCAATTTTAGCCATATTTTAAACTCCTAAAAGTGAGCGACCTTTTCAGTGGTTTTTACCCTAGCCGTTTGACGGCTCCAGTAAAGTCGCTCTGTTGATTTAATATGTGTATTCTATACTAAAACTCTCCATAAGTCAAATCGGTGTGGCTGTAAGTCATTGATATTAAAGACCGAATCGGCGTTTTTGACCATGAATTTATCTTTTAAAATCAACTACTTAAATTTCATTTTTTTTCACTTTTTTGCATTTTTTTCACACATAAAACCCTTTAAAATCAAGGACTTAGCCGCCCCCGGGTCAACTCATATTTACTACTTAAATTTCATACTTAAATTTTACACTTACTACTGGCGCTAATTTTTACACTTACTACTGGCGCGGTCAGCCCCGGGCTGTCCCCCGGGGCCCTCTAACCCTTTGATTTATCTTTGTTTTTCGACTTCCAAACCAAGCAAGCAAAATTGCGTCGATTGCTGAGTGTTGAGATTTTTACTTTTGATCTGACAATCATTTTTATACCCCTATGCAAACGCAATCAAAGCTAGAAAACCTACAAAGAACATTCCGAACAGTGCGACAAATTCTCCGAACGTGCGGAAGGGGTGTTTTGCCATATCACGCAAAGCGTTTTTCATTTCATTACTCATCATTTTCGTCCTTCATTCCAGATGCGATTTCGTACCAGCTCATTGCTTTGAGTGCCAGCTTTTCTGCTTTGTCAAGGTTGTCTTCGTTTCTCGACTTTACTTCATATCGAATTGCCATATAGTTGGCTACGCTTTTAGTTTTCACTTGCATCGACTCGCTCCCTCTCTCTTTTCTCGATTTCATCCCAACGCTCTTGCAAGCGTTGCATTTCAATTTTAAACTTGTCAATGGCCTTGTCGGTATCATTGACCCATTGGCGATATGTCAGCATACCTTGTCGCATTATACTGGCTCCCCTACAATTTTGGCAATCAAAGCGTCTGCTTTGTCATAGGCTTGGCTTGCGAGTTTTTGGTTGGCCTTGGTTGGCTTTTCCTTATAAACCGCCCACAGCTTGCGTGCCTGTTGGTTGGCTTCTTTCCACTTGATTTGATAGTATTCGATTTCTTTTTTAGTCATAGCAACCTCTCTTTGTTATGCTCTTAATATAGTGCTTTACGTCCCCAATGTCAATAGCTAATTTGCCTTTTATGTCGATTTATTGGGGGGTGTGACATTTAAGCCACACCATACCAAACTGGGTTATCGGAGTCTTCGCCGTCCCAATTGTTAAAGAGCCAATCGTTAATTTGATCCAGTGGAATCTGCCAAGCAGATCGAGCGTCTGCATTGTCCAGAATTACCTGCTCGACATGGGCAGGAATTTGGTTGTGATCAGTAAAAGGGGTTCCGATTTTCCAAACATTCTTTTCCATTTTTTTAGTCTCCTGAGAGCGGCGATTCAGTTAAATCTAGAACCCCATCGGTTCGCCAGTAGGCCTATCTCTCTGTTTATATGTATAATATAGTGCATCCTGTCCCCAATGTCAATAACTTTCTGCATCATTTTATTGTTTTGTTTAGTCGATTTGCGCAACAATGTTTCGCGCCCGGGATGACTCATGTTCACGTTTTGTTCCTCTGCCGAGCGGGGTTGTGTTGCAAATGAGAATCATTCGCATCCAGCTGGCGCGTCATATAAGCTAAGTCATTGATATCATTGACAAAATCGCGCCCCGGGGCCGATTTTCCCTTTAAAATCAAGAGGTTAGCAGTCCTCTGCTAACCAAGCCGCATAGCAACCCACAGCACAGACTACCGCACCGAACACGCCGACATAGTGCGTCCAAATCCAGTTATCCCCATTGACGGCGAACGATATGCCTGCCAGCACCAAACATAAAATTGCAAGGTGTCCATTAACTTTAGCTAGTTTTTTCATTTGACGAATCCCATTTGTTGAGCGGTTGCAACCCAAGCCCGTTCCCATTCGCCATGCATGGCGTTGGGGTTGGCCTGTTTCCAGTGATACATTGTCGCATCGACACGCTGTAGCTGTTCGCGTGTCATGTTGCGGCTGGCTTCATTCGTTCCCATTATTTTTTCCCCCATTTCCATGAGCCTGCACCCATGTATGATTGTTTGACATATCCACGCTTGACCATTTCAGCGGCAATATATTTGTCTTGTTTAGCGGAACCCATGCGGCCCCAATTTAAGCCATCAAGAGCGGCGGCCATTTTAGCGTCTTGCATTGCGTAATATGAATTTGACATTTGTTTAATTCCTTGTTGCTGTTTCAATGGTTAGATTATGCCAGAAAAGGGTGAGGGTGTCAACCCCCTATTCCCAATTCATAGCGGCAAGAATGAAACGATCTTTATCGAAACGAGGGTTAGTTGAAGCCAATTCCTTGGCCATGATTTTAACCTGCTCAATAGTTGCGTTAGCTTCTAAAAGAGCGTCTGCGATAATTTGAAAGTGTTTACGTGTCATCATAATTTTAATTCCTTGTTACTGTTTCGATATATATAATATGGGGATTGTGGGACCGAATGTCAACCCCCGCTAGGCAAAAAAATCGCGTTTTGGCAATTTATTTAATTGCTCAATTGGATCACCATATTTCGCGATGAAGTGACGACCGCGAGGGCTGGCGTTCATTTCCTTAGAACGTGCAATCATTAGCTCGTTGTGCCGAGCCATGATCGCTTCAGGAGTATTGAGCGCCTCAATTTGCTTGATGGCATTTTCGAGTGCTTTATTTTTGAAAGCCATTTTTATAGCTCCTTCCAGATTTTTTTCATATACGCTGGCTTACCAGTGTTTCGGACGGTGAATCCGCCCCATTTATTTTGAAGGGATTGCCCTTCTTTTTCAACGAATAGGATGGCCCAGTATTCGCTTGGGTTCCCAACGTTATGCTTAACCAATTCGAAAGTAGTAGCGATAGGTCCAGCGAAGGTGTTAGTGGTAACTGTCTTTTTCATGATGTTTCCTTTCTTGATCATGTAGAGAGTATAGCCCATGTCGCCGCTAATGTAAACAGTTAATTCGCATTAAATCGCATTTTTTTCTATTTTACCCCAAAAGTGTTGCATAAATGTCACGCCCGGGGGCGCCCTAAGTCATTGATATTAAAGGGTTATTTAGTGCAAAAAAACGTAAAAAAATGCAAATTAGGGGTTGCAATCCATGACGGGATAGAGTATATTTAGATCATCAATTAGGGAGTTATTCAGATGTTAAACAGCTTTGAAGATTTAAACAACCGCTTCGCCCAAGTAGCCAGCCAGCCCCACGCCGTTACCAGAAAATCAGCAGGGGCCGTCGGAGAATTGTTTGAGGCCCTCATGGTCGGTGGCATTGTTGGCAACCAAAAGGGTGCCGACTTTGCCGAGATTGCAACCGAGGCAAAGGTGCATTATCGGACGGGCGAGCTAACAATCTTTTCCTGCAAGGGTGAAATGATTCGTTGCATCGACGGTGCTTGCTTCCCTAGCTTGAAGCCTGCCGAGATCAAAGCCAAGCGTGGCAAGTCAACCGTCCGTGTCGGTGACGGCCTGACCGAACAAGGCGATCAGTTTGTTGTCGAGCATAACGGTGATCGCTTGGTTGCATGGGACAAGGCCACGCTGATCTCTCGCATTGCCGAGAAGATGCCTAACCTAGCAATGGTCAAGGCAACCAAGCAAGGCGATCAAGTAACCTTCGACGCCTTGACAGTCTGCCGGAAGATTGTCCCTAGCCGTTTCATTGATAGCATCCGCAACGGTCAAGTGCGGATCGAGTTGCGAAGCAAAGGCACGAGCTTCCGCGCCAATCCTGACGTGATCGCCAGCTGGTTCGAGACCGTGCATTAAATAAGGGGCGGTTAGTAGGACTTGACCCCTACCGCCCGCGCTGGCTACCTGCCCCCGGCCTCGAGACGGGATTTTTTGAAAATCTGCAAGAGAAAACTTGACAAGATAATCTTGTAATGTTACCATTACCTATGATTCACGAAACAGAAAATTACGAGCTACTAAGTGTAAAAAAGATTATTGATTTTCATGGTGCTCATATTAGGCATGATATTTATATGAGAGTAAAAGCAACCAGTAAAATAAAGTATCTACAACTTGAAGAGCCTACATTACAAATGCTAGTTGCAGGATACACTAAAAAATTAGAAGTTACTTCTGAGGTTGGGGAGGTTTTTACTTTTACTTTTCCTCAAGACATACAAAAATTTGATAAGTGGACAGATATGCACCCTAATTATAAAGTAAAAAGATTAGATAAAAGAATTGTAAAAAGTCAAAGTATAGAGTCTTTAGAAACTTTTATTAAAATAGCAGATAATTTATATGATAATACTGATAATATATTAGTGGAAACACCTTCTGATTTTGATGGAGAGGAAAACTATATAAATGAGCCAAAAAGAATATATTAAATATGGTCCTTTAGTATACGCTACAGACTATTTTGAAGAAGACGAGAATGTAAATTATTATTGGCCAGGAGACCCTCCTGTAGGATATAACGATCAAGGAGTTCCGGTAGACCCGAACGGATTTGAGTGTTTAGATTTAGGAACACCTTTTCATCCACATTGGACGCCAAAAAAAGAAGATCTAGAATATAATGAATTTGTTGGTTTTTCTATTCCTAAGTGGCAATGTTATCAACAATGGTTACAAGACAATCATTTAGGTTGCACGGATGAGCAATCGAAAAAATTTTTATTTAAGTGGATTTTGAATCGCTCTCCCCTTCCAATGCGTTTTAGAAGTGTGTTACATACACACATGGTGCGAAAAATTAAAGAATCAGACTTATCTGTAGATGAGTTTATAAAAAAGGTGTACGAGAATGAGTAGAAGAACTCAAATAATAGACTTTGTAGTTACAGAGCTTAAAAGAATTAATGGGAATACCGATTCTCGTAAAGCACCAACACGTAGTGGTTACGAATATAAAACAAACGTATTTAATAATGTTTTTAGGCGGTTAAAGTTTTTAAATGAAATCAATGACTTTCCTACTTTGTGTGTATCAGCAGGGACAGAAGATAGATTAGAAATAGGTGCTGGAGTGCGTTTTGGTACAATGGGACTTCAGATTCGTGGATATGTAAAATCAGAAAACTCTTTAGATACAGCAGAAGATTTAGTTGATGACATTGAGTTTGTTATTAACACTATGGCAATAGAAGCTAATAATGATACTTTTCAAATAGTGGATGCTAGAGTTGATTCAGTAGAAACCGATGAAGGATTGTATGAACCCTTTGGAGTTGTTAATATAGGAGTGATTATTAGATATGAACAAGCAGAAACAGTATAAATTTCCTAAAGTTACAGCACCGGGCAGGCCTGTTAACGTAAAAGGGGGAAATCGTATACGAAAGTTAGCCATAAGTGGTAGGCTTTCAACCAAACGTTTAGAAAAATTTATTGAAAAAACCCGAAAATTAGGATATCCTGTTAAATATACAAAACCTATAGGGTTTAAAAGGAGATAAGAAAATGCCATCAGTATTTGATAGAGGGTATCCAATAATTGACGCAACTGGTAGTGCCACTGAACAGGTAGTAGCTATCGGAACAAGTTCTGCACAGTCGGCTGCGTTTAATGCTGAAACTAAAATTGTGAGACTTGCAGCAAATAATACATGTTTTGTTGAGTTTGGGTCTAATCCAACTGCTGTAGCTACTGCCAGTATTGTTTTACACGCACACTCGCCTTTGTGGGCTAAAGTAAATGCCGGAGATAAGGTAGCTGTTATTAGTCACAACACTATTGCTACAGGCAAATTAAGTGTTCACGAAATGAAATCTGATTTTTAGGAGAGATTAAATGGTAGGAATAGATTGTAATAATCCTGATTGTAAAGATCCTCTTTGCACTTGTGATCCTTGTGATTGCACAGAGGATAACCCTTGTTCTTGTTGTGAGAACGAGTAATGCCCACAAGTTCTGTCACCTGTAAAAACTGCGGACACGAGTCCCACTGTGGAGTACCTCTTATTAAAGACGTAACAGGGTACGCAGAAATGGAACGCATAGAGGTTTGTAAGAATTGTAGGTGTGAACGATGTACTATTCCTGATTGGGGATAGTAATTTTGGGACAGTACTTAAAAAAACTTGATATTGATCAAGCTCCTTATAAAGAAATATTTAAGGAGATATTACCTTTTTTAAAGTTTTCTCATAAGAGACATGATAACGCTCCTAGTTGGAAAAATCTTAGCCTCATGGAGGGTCAAAATTTAACGGAAGCTGGTAAAAACTCAAAAAGTTTTATGAGGTGGATGCTAAAAAATATAAATTGGATTCCAGAACATGTTTTTATGCACTCTTTACTGCCCAAAAGTAGCATCCCATGGCATAAAGACACAGATAACCCAGATGAATTTTCTAGGGGCATAATGTTACCGATCATAATTCCAAAAAATAGTTATATAGAGTTTGAAGACGGTTCTATAGATACTTACGAGATGGGATATTGCTATAATACAAGATTCGGGGTTAGACACCGCGTAATAAATGCATCTAGTCAAATTAGAGTTATGTGTATGATTACCACACCCCCTTTTGTTACGTTTTATAAGAACTACGATAGAAAAACAGAATTAAATACAATGTGGGGGTGATTATTAAAAATGACGATAGAAGGTGTTTTATTTTTTGGTTTTATAATTCTTTCTTACGGAGTGGGCGTCTGGGTTGGAACAAAGATTAAGCAACCAAAAATAATAATTAAAAATCCAAATACAAGGAGACGATAAATGGCAGTTAGAAAAAAGAAAGCAAAATCTAAAGTAAATCAAGCAGGTAATTACACTAAGCCTACTATGAGAAAACGTTTATTCAGCAGAATTAAATCAGGAGGCAAAGGTGGGGCGCCAGGACAATGGTCAGCTCGTAAAGCTCAAATGCTTGCTGCTGCGTACAAGAGAGCCGGAGGTGGTTACCGTAATAAATAAAAAAATTGAAGTTGTTAACTATCCAACACTTCCTTATGTTTTTTCGCCTCCAATAAAAACTAACAAACGAATTATAGTTTATGGCGACTCATACGCAGACGGGGCAAAACAACATTATGACGATAAAGAAAACCCTGACTCAGAAACAGATAATAATGTTCACTCATGGCAGCATTTTTTAGCTTGTTTTTTATGTGCAGAGGTTATTTCTTATGGGGTTCAGATGGCAAGTGAGCAGTTAATTTATAAAATACATAATAAAACTGTTGATGAGCCTAGAGACGCTACTATTATTTATCACACTATTCCAACAAGGGCAGATAGGTTTTATAATCAACCACATCTGACAGTAAAAGATTATAAAGTTTGGGACAACTTGTGCGAAGAGTATCCTACTGTTCATTTATACTGGGCGGACCCCTTATATAAATTTACTAATGGAGTATCTTTTAAAACTGATTATCATTTAAAATTTGCAAATTCAGAATATTGGGCAGGCTTACCGATAAAAAAGAAAAGAAAAGTGGATGAAAGATATAGAAATTTTTCAGCAAATCACATGACGATACATGGAAGTATGCTATTAGCGATTCAATTAACTAGACATTTTAAAAACAATTTAAATTGGGAAGGCGTATTTTGAAAAAAAGAAAAAATCACTGCAAAACGAAGAAAAAAGAAATAAAATGGTTTGTGGAATATTTCCGAACTTGCTATACTGGAGTATAAATGAATTATCTTGTGCTAACTCCTGACGGTGTAGGGAGTACCTATTTACAAAGAGCACTTACGTTATTTTTAAACTCTAGTAATAATGAGTATTTTAATACCCACGAATTACTAAACGGACTAGCTTTAGATAAAAATAATAATTTGTATAAAAGTCCTCAAGGGTATGACCAATCTCTAGAAGAAATTGTAGAATTATTAAAAAGTAATCGCGCTAATATTGTAAGTAGATTAGCAGAGTATCATGTAGAAAAAAGATCACGAGGAATTATAGGAGGGCCAGGAAAACCTCCCTCTCCTGAGATTATCGAGAGAAACTCTAAAGAAGATTATACTTTTTTATATGATGCTTGTAATAACAAGTTTTTTGATAAGTTTTTATATTGTACTAGAAACCCCTTTGAGTATGCACTAAGTTGGAGTATAAGAAAATTTACTGGTAAGTTAAATGTGTACAGTATTGTGGAAAGGCTGAGTGTCCATAGAGATTCTACTACATACGATATTGATGTAGATTTTATGACAAATAAACTTAATCAATATCAACGTTATATTTATTGGGTACGTGATAATTTTCCTGATGCACAAGAAGTGAATTACGAGGACATACATTCAAATATAGACAAAGTGTTAGCAAAAATAACGGGGTCTAAGTTTTCTATGAAAGATAAGTGGAAAATTACTTTGCAAGAACATAGTGTAATGTTATATAAATTTAGCAAAATGTACAATGACTTTTTTAAAAATTATCAGATTGAAACATTTTTTGATTATTCGGACAGGTTAATAGATTATCAAAAAAAATTAGTCGCTGAACGTAAGTTAGTTCAAGGTGTACCAATTAAAATGACCACGTTAGAAGAAAAAAAGAATCGTATCACTAATTTTAGTCAGTGTGTTGATACTTATAATGAGTGGGCAGGAAAAACTAACGAATTTACTAGTGTGAGTCAAAATATTATTGACGAAAAAATATCTAAAGAACAAAAGATATACTTATTAGGAGAATAAACATGGATACAACATATGACTGGGAGATCGGACCTATTGACGTTGATCAAAATACTTGGTCGCCTCAAGATAGAGAAGATCTTGAAAACGTAATTAAGTGCATCTATTGGAAGTTAGTAGCTACCGACGGTGAAAATAATACCAAAGCTTGGGTCTCAGGCTCTGTAGGGTTAGATGATCCTGACTTTGATAATTTTGTTGAATATGATGAAGTTACTAAAGAACAGGCGTTAGATTGGGTTTTAGAAAAACTTTCTAATAATGAAGGAGTATCTGTTGAAGAAATTACGGACAAGCTTAAAGAACAGGTAGATCAAGAGTTATTCAGTAAAAGATATGTGATAACAAAAGTTGCCCCTTGGGTAAATAAATTAACAGGGAGATAAAAAAATGGCTATGCACAGTAAAAAAGCAAATAACGGAAAGAAAACCATGAAGAATGGTATGAAAAAGAAAAACGGCATGAAGAAGAACGGCGGTGGCGGACTTACGTCCGCTCAAAAGAAGCTTCCTCCCGCTCTTCAGAAGGCTATCTTAAAAAAGAAAAAGAAGAAGTAATATGGCTTTGAAAAAGTCGCAACGATCTTTGAAGGCTTGGACTAAACAAAAATGGGGTTATTCTTCAAAAGGAGAATCGAAAAAACCCCGTGCCAAACGTGGAAGGTATCTTCCGAAAGCTGCGTGGAGCGCTCTTTCTCCTGCGGAGAAACGCGCTACAAACGCGGCTAAACGTCGTGGCACAAAGGCTGGAAAACAGTTTGTAAGACAACCAAAGAAAATTGCGAAGAAAACAAGATCATATAGGAGAAAGTAGATGGCTACTACGAAGGATACTAAAAGAACAAAAGGAGGAGTTGTATATCGAGGAGAACGATTTCCTGGATTCAACAAGCCTAAACGTGCTCCATCTGATTCTAAGAAAAAAATGCGTGTTCTCGCTAAAAAAGGCGAGAACATTCGTGTAGTAGAGTTCGGACAAAAAGGCTATGGTCATAACTACTCTGCTTCTGCCCGACGAAGCTACCTGGCCCGCTCCGCGGGCATAAAAGGTAAGGGCGGACGCTCGACCAAAGATGACAAATTTTCCGCAAACTATTGGGCGCGTAAAGTTTTGTGGGCCGGACCCGGAGGGTCCAAGGCCTCTAACCCTCGAAAGAAAAGGTAGAAATGGCTGCTAAAGAGACATTTATAGTAGAGTCTGAAATAGAATATAATAAACCTGCCTCACTACCTGTAATAGTGTTACCAACAAGCTTTAAAGGTAAACACATTAATCTTTATGGAGATTCGTTTGCAGATGCTCCTCCTGTAAATCATGTGCTTATGAGAACTTGGGTTTATTTATTGGCTCAATTACTTGAAGTAGAAATTTATGGATATGGAATTTCTGGAGCAGCAGAGTCTACAATAAAGCATGTATACGAGCAAACTTTAAATAAAGAAAGAGATTACACTATCATCTTTCATACGCTACCCGACAGGCCTGACACCTTTTTTAATCTTCCTGCACTTGATAAAAAGGACTATCAACATTGGGAAAGCTTAATAGAGAATCAACCCACGTTACACTTATACTGGTCTGAACAAGCTCATTACAAGTTTAAAAACGCTGAATCGCTTACAACAGACTACTGGGTTCATGATATAGATAAAGAAATTGTTAATAACCATATGTCACACAAACATAATATTCAATTTGCGATTGACGTATATAAAATTTTGAAAGAAAAAAATGAGTTGGTTAATGGATAACCCTAAAAAAATCGCGAAACGTTATTTTAATTGGATGTTCCGCGCCGCAGAGGATAAAAGATGACACAAGAAGTACTGGCACCTAAACACGATGTAGATGCACTAAATAAAAGTCTGGAAACTCCCAAGCTTGATCCAGTTCTTCTCGCTATCGCTAATGATTATTTGGCAGGAGAAGGGGTGGATAAAATTGCTAAAGAGTATGGCGTTTCTCAAGATAGAGTAGCTGCCGTTTTGGACAAAGATGATGTACGTAAATATATTGATAATGTTTATGTAACACAAGGATACTTAAATCGTGTGCGCCGTATGAAACTTGTCAACCAAGTGATAGAACAAAAAGTGCAAGATGCTCTAGAATCTGGAGTCTGGTCTAAGAGAGATTTGTTAGATTGGATGAAACATCTTAACGAGCTGGAAGAAACAGCTAAACCTAAAAAAGCAAGTCCTCAAGTAGCGGTGCAAATTAATAATTATGACAAGCTCATGAAGGATTTGTTCAATGGCAACGGCTAAACAACCTAGAGATTCTGCTGGAGCACCTATTCCGGTTTTACGGTTTAGGGATAGTGGGGCACAAAAGCTAACTTCTGTAACCTCCTCTACAGCACAAAGAACTTCTGCGTTTACTAGTGGAATTCAAGTGATTACAGTTACTTGTGATGAGCCTATGCATTTTGCTACTGGCGATTCTAGTGTAACTGCTACTTCTAGTAGTCATTATATTCCCGCAAATGTGCCTTTGGATATGGCACTAGGCACAGATATATCTAGCACTGTGGATTATCATACTCATGCTTCTTTTATAGCAGTTAGCTCGACAGGAATAGTGTATATAAGCGAGAGAGAATAATGGCTGGTCTTGGCTCAGGTCTAGGTATTACTCTTGCGTCTATTGCTAGAACCGCAGCTTCTACGCAACAACAACAAGATTTTTTATATATAACTACGCAAGATGGAAGAATTTTAAGAGGACAACAACTTAGGGCTGACCCCGGTGAGCCTGCGTTAATACTTTTTGAACCAAATGATATTACGTCTGATCTAATACCTGATCCCCTAGATCTACTATTAACACAAGACAATAATGTCTTGCTAACGCAAAACAATAGAGGCATTGCAGGAAATGGATTAGACCCTGCGTTATTTAGGCTCACTGCCCAAGATGGAGGTTTCTTATTAACACAAGGTGGAGATATTATAGCATCAGAGCAGCTAGTCCCATAAAGAGAGAACATAAATGGCTAACGTAAAAATCACAGACCTAACAGCGCTATCAGCAACAGATTCCGTTGATACAGACGTTTTTGTTGTTGTAGACGTTAGTGCCGACCAAACTAAAAAAATGACACTTGCAGAGGCAGTGACTGCTTTTTCTGGTGATGTAGAAACTAGAAGAGTTGCTAACGTAACAGAACAAACAGCTATTGAAGCTAGAAGAGCTGCTAACGTAACTATCATGACTAATGAGGACACAGCGTTACAGGCTAGAATAACTGCTAATGCTGCAACCGTTACTGCTATTGAAGCTAGAAGAGTTGCTAACGTAACAGAGCAGACAGCTATTGAAGCTAGAAGAGCTGCTAACGTAACTATTTCAACTAACGAAGATACAGCGTTACAAGCTAGGATAACTGCTAACGCTACAATCGTTACAGCTGTAGAAGCTAGAAGAGTTGCTAACGTAACAGAACAAACAGCTATTGAAGCTAGAAGAGCTGCTAACGTTGTTGGAGCTATATCTACAGTATTAACAGGTGACTTAACTGCCTCTAGAGCAATGGTAACAAACGGCGCTGGTAAGATAGCTATAAGTGCTGTTACTGCTACAGAGCTTGGACACTTAGATGGAGTTTCTGATGCAATTCAAACTCAATTAGATGCTAAATCTTCTACAAGTAATGCAGCTGATCTTGCGGCAGGTATTGCTTCTTCTTCCCCTGCTGTTACCGCAGCTAATATTCTTCATACTACTTCAACGGCAAATAGCTATGCAACGGGCGGGGCAACGAGTGATATAGATAAAGTATTAGTTTATTTAAGTGGCGTGTATCAAGGCGAAAATAACTATGTTTTGGGAAACTCTACCCACAATGTACAATTTAAAGATGCTACGTTGGCTTCAGGTCTTGAGTTAGAAATACGCAAATTTTAAAGTTTATTAGAGAGTTTACAAAATTAAGATTGACACCTTGATATATTTCTAGTAGGATAAAGTATTATGGCAAAAATGAAACGAATTCCCAAATCAGACTATGGGCCTGCTCGTTGGCAGACTATGAGTCGTGATACTAAACGGAAAAAGACACAACCTTGGTGTGTTTTTTATACGCCTCTTGGACGTATGGTGACTAAAGCCGTAGGTCGCCGTCCTACAGGAATGAATGAGGAAGAATTTTGTGCAGATAAAACTCCTTTTAAACATTTAGTTTCTAGGAAATATAGATAATGCCGCATAAAGGACCTGCTCATAAAAAACTACAACCTGTAAGAGGGGGTATTGTACGTTCTAAGCCCACACAATCTATGAAAAAAAATCAAAGGTATGTCAAGGCTGCTACCCGAAAAAGGAAAAAGTAAATGGTAACTAGAGTTGATAAGTTTCTAGGTGGACTAGGTGCAGACGTTACTAATGTAGCTAATGTACACGCAACACAAAACAGAATTACTCTTGGAGGACTTGAGAATCCTTCCGCTAACGCTCATGTTATTGGTACAGTATTAGCCACAACAAATGCTATTGTTGGAGCAACTGCTGTAACTTCTGGACACACTCTTGACGTTCGAGGAACTGCTAATACAGGAGCAATTTCTGCCACCACTATCACGCTTTCTGCTGATGGCGGTGTAATTGTTCCTGATGATGGTAACATCGGTTCTGCTAGTTCTACAGCTGCAATGCAGATTGCCTCCACAGGTATTGTAACATTTGCAGATGATATACTAATTAAAGATGGTGGAACAATAGGCGCCGCATCTGCCGTAGATGCAATGACAGTTGCCTCTGACGGCATCGTAACATTTAAAGACGATATTCTAATCAAAGATGGTGGTACGATTGGTGTTGCAAGTTCTGCTGGAGCAATTACAATTGCTTCAACAGGTGTCGTAACCTTTGTAGATGATTTAGTAATTAAAGACACAGGAACCATTGGCTCTGCAACTACCCCTACCGCAATTGGAATTGCTGGTAATGGGAATATAACTTTTGCCGGTAATATTACCGTACCTGATGCAGGTACTATTGGTTCTGCTACAGATGGAGACGCAATTGCAATTGGCTCGGATGGAGATGTTACTCTCACCCAAGATTTGGAACTTCAGCATGATGGAGCTACGATTTCTTTTGGTGGAAATGACGAAATTGTTTTAGAACACGTTCACAATACAGGACTAAAACTAACAGATACTGGAGGTTCCCCTACACTACAATTTCATGATGCGGGTGAATCTATTTCATCTGACGGAAGCAAACTTATTTTAACAACAAACAGTGTTGCGCTATCTATGCCAACAGCAGATGGTAGTGATGGACAAGCACTAGTAACTGATGGGTCAGGTACTTTAAGCTTTACTACTATTAGTACCACTACAAACCCTGTAACAATATTAGGGTCTAATCATGATTGTGGAGCGGTTACTGGCGGTACTAACGACGCTTTTAATATTGCCACTAGCGCATTAACAGTATTAGATTTATTAACAGACCCATCAAGACAATTAGGAACAGCAGATCAAGGCGCTCTGTCATAATTAAGGAGAATTAAAAAATGCCAACTCAATTACAACTACGAAGAGGAACAACTTCACAAAACAACTCCTTTACAGGTGCTGTAGGTGAATTGTCGGTTGATACTGATTTAGATCAGATCAGGATTCACGACGGCAGTACTGCAGGAGGAATTCTTGTTCCCGTTGAAGGAGGAGACTTAGGTCTTTCCGGAAATACTAACCCTGCAGCAAGTACAACGAGTTTTGGAACACCTGCAAATGCCGTTATTAGAGTAAGTGCTACAGGAGTAGCTAATCTTATAATGGGAGATGCTTCAGCTACTAGCGGGTTCAATTTAGATATTAGAGGCACAGCCAATGTATCTACAATTGCAACAACAATTGGGGGACTAACCCAGGCTAATGTGCAAGGAGTCGCAGCAGAACTAGTTCCTGCAGGAACTATCATAGCATCCGGCGCTACGGCCACCCCAAATGGTTACTTACTTTGTGATGGTGCAACACCTCTTAGAACAACATACTCGAGATTATTTAATGCTATTGGTACTGGATTTGGTGCTGGAAACGGAAACAACACCTTTGCTATTCCAGACTTAAAAGATAGATTACTTCTCGGAAAGGGTACAAATAACAACACTTTGGGAACCATGACTGGTTCGATGTCTGCAAGTTCCGTAAAAGCTTCAGAATCAACTTCGATTGCAGCACACAGTTTAACAACTGCCACGTTTGCTACATCAGCTAAAGACTCCTCGCAGGCAACAGCTGTAACAGCGGTAGCAGCTCACGCAGCTATTACTCCTAATATGATTTTTCCAACAGCTGTTGTAAATTTCTATATTAAAGAGTAGGGTAATAGTGTAATGTCCGATGAACTGAAGTCTCATTTTGAAAAAGACATTAACGTACTACATGAGCGTTCTCAAGAGACTAAAACTCACTTGAGCACTCACGAAGCCGTTTGTGAAGAAAGATATGAAAATATATTAAGTACTTTTACTTCTTATGAAGAAAAGCTTGATTCGGTACACAAAGAAATTTTAGAATTAAAAACACTAGCAACACAAGGTAAAACAAGTTTACGGACTTTGTTTTTTGTAGGAACAACTGTAGCAGCTATTATAGCGGCACTCGCAGCATTTAGTAATATAAAGTGGGGCTAGAGAAAAGACTTGAGGGGAAATGTCAGAAAGTTATTTTAGAATACCTATCGAAAGGCTACTAACTAAACTTATTGTTAATGAACACAACGGAATAGCCTTTAATAATAGCCAATGGGACATGGCTACAGGGTTAGATGAGCATCGTTTTTGGGTTCATATTTCCGCAAGAAGAACAGGAAAGAGCTTAGGAGCAGCTGTTTTAGCTTTTGCAAAGTTACTTGAACCTAATCAACAAGTGATGATCGTTGCTCCAAATTTTTCACTATCTTCAATTATTTGGGATTATACTACTGATATTATTAAAAATCTACAGATTGAAGTAGATAGGTTTAATCAAAAAGATAAAGTCGTAAAACTTATAAACGGATCTACTTTTAGGCTACTAAGTGCCAATAATAGAGATAGTTTGGTAGGAAGAGCAGCTAATTTACTAATTGTAGATGAGGCAGCTATTATTGATGATGATGAATATTTTACTAGAGACTTAAGACCTGCGCTATCAACTTTTGAAGATTCTAGAGCGTTGTTTATATCTACCCCAAGAGGAAAAGGTAACTATTTATACTCTTACTTTTTACGAGGAGAAGATAATGAGTTTCCTGAGTGGGGAAGTGGTTTACATACTTGGAGGTCTAACAATCTCTTACAAGAAAAAGACATAGAAGAAGCTAGAAGATCGTCTACTAGAAAGTTATTTGCTCAAGAGTATGAGTGTGAATGGACAACAACAGAACAACAGGTTTATGAATTAAGTGAAGACAAACACTTACTTGATCTTTCTAATATACAACCTAGAGACAGAAGGTTTGAATTTATAGCAGGATTAGATGTTGGGTACAGAGATGAAAATGTTTTTGTGGTGATAGCGACAGATGGAGATACTTTTTATTTATTAGATGAGTATGTATCAAACGAAACTACCACCAGCAGTCTTGCAGAAGAAATTCAAGAAAAAATAGATGAGTGGGGTATAGACTCTATATACATTGATAGTGCTGCTCAACAACTTAAAGCAGATTTAGCATACGACTATGATATTTATTGTGAAAATGCTATAAAGTCAGTTAATGATGGAATTGCCGCAGTACAAGTTTTAGTAGAGAATGACCGTATACAGTTTGATGTAAATAAATGCGCACATTGTTACTCTTCAGTAAGTAGTTATAAATGGAATCCTAGGACTGAAAATCCGAAACCTGTACACGATTGGGCATCTCATGCTAGTGATGCTATTAGGTACGCAATTTATACTCACCAAAAACGCTCTGTTGGGATATTTGCTGCATCATGATTATGAGAGACACTCAATTAATCATACTAAATTATAAAAGATTAGAAAATGTTTTAAGAATTGTCTATCGTTTTCAAGGTTTTATGCCTATTGTGGTAGTAAATAATGGACAGAAAAACAATCTTGAAATATCAAAAGTTCTTTTTCATAATAATAAAGAAAATAAGTGGTGTATTGAGCGTTGGTATTGGGCAGCTAAATCTAAATCTAAATATTCTATCATATTAGATGATGATATTTTACCTACTAAACATTGCTTATTTAAATTAAGAAAGAATGTAGCTGAATTTCCCAAATCTCTTATAAGTGTGTATGGTAAAAATAGTAACAACGCTAAAAAGTACGAAGACTTAATTGATGTTTGGTGCGTAGATAAGAAAGTGGACTATGCTGTAGGGTCTTGTTTAGCGGTAGATAATGATAGTTTAAGAAAAGTATTTGATACTTATATTAAGCCTTGGGGAAGAATAAAAAGAGGAGACGATTTACTAGTTTCTTTAGCTTTTTCTCACTATTTTAAAAGTAAACACAGAACTATTGCAACAGAGGTTACTTTATTACCCGAAAAAGATGTTGGGTTAAATAAACACCCTGATCACGCTAAAATGAGGTGGAAAATAATAGAAGATTTTAAAAAGCTACACTACGAACAAAGTAAGTAAAATTTATCTGGTATGTTAAAAAGATTTCCTGTAAAATATATTAGAGATTATTTGAAAAAACGTTATCAAAAAACAGATAATTGTTATATTTGTGGCTCAAAGGACAAACTAGAGTTTCACCATCTTTATAGTGTTTCTGAATTATTTAATTCTTGGTGTGTGAAAAATAACATAAAAGAAATAAATACTGTAGAAGAAATAACTGTCTATAGAGAACAATTTGAAGAAGATTATTTTTGGGAACTATCTAACGATAATGCTTTAACTTTATGTAAAAGTCATCACGAAAGATTACATAATATATTTGGGCAAAGATATGACAATCTAATGGTAACAAAAGTAAAAAAATGGGTTGAAATCCAAAAGGAGAAAAATTAAAAAATGGCACAGGGTGTTCCGGCATGGAGACAATATCTTTCAGAAAAACTTAATCCTATTCAGCCATCTATCGCTGCTCAGGAGCCTTTTTCAAGTCCTGAAAATATTGTAGACTTTGAAAAAGCTTATAGAGAGATTGAAATTGTTCATCGTTCTGTAGATATAGTTATTAATGCTTTAATTGAGGTGCCTCTTGTTATTGAAGGAGGTTCTCCTTCTAAGAAAGTTCATAAACTTTTACAAAATAAACCAAATCCTTTTGAAGATAGGGTCAGATTATTTAGGCGTGCTTTTCTAGATTTTTTTCTAGATGGTAACGCTTTTTTTTATTACGATAAAGATCAAGAAGGTGGTGCGGTTTATGTAATTCCTGCTAATGATATGGAGATCGTTCCTGATGAAAGAGCTTTCGTTTCTCACTATAATTATCTTTTAAGAAACCAAAGCGAGTCAGATTTGTTTGGATACGGTAAGGCTAGAAAGTCTGAGGCTATTCAGTTTTTACCTAATGAAATAATTCATGTTAAGAGTGAAAATGAAGAAAGTATATTTAGAGGCTATAGTAGGCTTCGCCCACTAGAAAGACTTTTCGAATTGTATTATTATATGATTAACTTTCAAAGACAGTTCTTTAAAAATAATGCTGTTCCTGGTTTTGTTCTTACAACAGACAATGTTTTAAGCCAAAAAATTAAATATAGACTTTTAGAATCTTGGAGACAGAGTTACACAAGTTTATTTAATGGCGCTCGTTCTCCTGCAATTTTAGATGGTGGACTAAAAATTGATAAGTTTTCTCAAATAAATTTTAATGAATTAGATTTTGAAAACTCTATTGAAAGAATTCAACAAGATATGGCTAAAGCTCTTGGAGTACCTTACGTAATGTTAAAAAGTGGCAATAACGCGAATATACAAGCTAATCAGGTTTTATTCTATAACCACACAGTATTACCTATTTTAGAGCAATTTTGTAGTGCTTTTTCTCATTTCTTTAATAATAACATTAGCATAAGACCCGATAAAACTGCTATACTATCTTTACAACCTGATAATAGAACTCAAGCGATTTATTATTCAACGTTGGTTAACACGGGAATAATCACTCCGAATGAGGCAAGACGAGGATTAAGATTCCCAAAACTTGAAGAAGGCGACTCAGATAGTATTAGAATTCCTCAAAACATTACTGGTAGCGCTACCGACCCTACTCAAGGAGGTAGACCCAGTGCAGAGGAAGATATAAATGGGGACGCCCCCACAGAGGATGAAATTTAATGAGTAAAACATTTTATTATAACAGTCCCTTAGAAAAAAAAGGACTCGTAAAAAAAGATAGATCCCTTAAAATTGCTGGATATGCTAACACCACAGATAAAGATCGGTCTGGTGATATCATACCTGCAACTGCTTGGGCAAAAGGGGTAGATAACTATAGAAAAAATCCTGTTTTACTTTATCAACATGACCACGGAAAACCTATTGGACGAGTAGATAATATTACTGTTGATAAAAAAGGCATTTATGTAGAAGCTGCTGTTAGTCAGGCTGCTGAAAAATTACACGGTGTTCAAACTTTAATCGAAGATGGAGCCTTAAAAAGTTTTAGTGTAGGTTTTAGAGTTAAGGACGGAGATTACGATAGAGACTCTGACACAATGAGAATTACTGACGTAGAATTATTAGAAATTAGTGTTGTTAGTGTTCCTTGTAATCAAGAAAGTTTGTTTAGTGTTAGCAAAAGTTTTGAAGATAACACAGAATACCAACAATTTAAAGAACAATTCGTTAAAAATAATGAAGAAAAGAAAGCGAATGACGTTAGTGTAGGCGTTACTGCTTACGTTGGTGGACATTACCACACAACTGAGGTAGACGAGGTTGGTAACGGAGTCACGACTTACACTTCTCATGGTGAAAAACACTTCCATGAGATTAGATATTATAAACTAGTAGAGGCCCAAAAGCCTACTTCACACACGCATGAAATGGTTTTCATGGTAAAACCTAGTGAAATGCAAAACGAAGTTATGGAGGAACAAAGACCACTATCCCCGTCTGAGGCGATGGGTAATGGGTCTATGAATCTCTTAACAGAATCGGAAAACAGAAAAGGAGATGAAGAAATGAGTGAGAATTCAACAGATATTAAAACTGATGATGAACTTGATGAAACATCTGGTGTTTCTGTTGAAGAGGCCATTACTGATACTGAAGAATCAACGGTGACACTGTCAACGTCTTCTGAAGTAGAGGAAATGGATAAAGAGGAAATAGATGAAGATGAGGATGTAGCAATTAGTGCTGATCCTTACGACCCCATTCCTTTTGTTAATCTTCTCAGCACGGAAACATCACGGTTAACACATGATGATTTTGTGAAATACCAAAATAAGCGGTGGAAAGTCATTAAATTGGCAACCGCCCAAAACCCTATTTATCAACTTTTAGAAGTTGACTTAAATGGAAAATCGTTAGATAATAGTGTTGACGTTGATGCCAAGACTTTATCTGTCGTCAATAATTGGGATTTAGGGACAAAGTTTGATATTACTTTAACAGAAATTCCAACAAAAACGTTTACAGATAAAGATCGGGTAGAAATTAAAGATACGTTTAATCATCTTGTTACTTTAAGTGAACAAGAACTATACGATTTGAAGTCGAAGGTAAATACCGAAGACGATCAAGAAAAACTAAATAAGACTATCAATTTGAAAATTACTCCATCAGATGAATGGACAGATACAAATTATCAAGTTGCGAATCATATGATTAATCAAATTCAGGAATTGAACGAGATTAAGTCAGGTGAAGTTGAGGAAAAAGAATTAGCTCTAATGCTTCACGGTCATAAAACTATTAATTCAAAGGAGAATGAAACAATGGCGACACAAGACGTTGGCGATCCAATCGTTGTTAAAAATGAAGCCCAGACAGATACACCTATCGAGACTGCACCCGCAGTTGAAGAAAAGAGTGCACCTGCTGCGGTTTCCGAGCCGCGAGTTGCCGAGCTTGTTGAAAAGACTGGTGAGGCAATTCTTTCTGAGGCAGATGCCCAGGAGAAAAAGGGAAGTTATACTCCCGCAGAAACTGAGCAAGTTGCAGAACTTAAGGCTCAGATGAAAAAATACGAGGAGCAGATTTCTGCCCTCTCACAATCTAAAATGGTTTATCAGGAAACCTCTCACACAAGTAAAGAGCAGTTTTCCTCAAAGGACATGACAAATGCATATATGCTTGCTACTGCCCTTGGCCGCTCTGACCCCTTCGATACGAAGATGGGACAGAAAATTAAAGCTGTTACTGCAGTTGACCAGTTCCTATCTAACTTCTCATCCAATGTGTATGAGGAAATGGAACAGCAACTAGTAATTGCTCCTATGTTTGACAGAATTCAAGTAGATGCGAAGACATTTAGAATTCCTGTCGCAAAGGAAGACACTGACGGCGATGTTGCTCAGTTTGCTTCTGGCACGTTTGCCACAGGTATTGCTGATGCGACTAATGTTCCGACCACAAATCAGAACACCATCGGTGCTGTAGAACTCACCCCTCATAAGTTCATGGCTACAACACACTTAGCCAAGGATGAAGAAGAGGATACAGTTCTACCTCTTATGGATTTCCTCCGTCGCGCTGCGACACGTCGTTTGGCCCGCGCCATTGACAAAGGAATTCTTCGTGGAACAGGGAGCCTTTCCGGCTTCACAGCTTCCCCGACAAACGCAATTACCGCAGGTGCTGGCTATGGATCAGTAATTAAAGGTGTTGCTACTCTTGCCGATGACATCGCTGGTCTAAGAACGACCACAGGTGGTGGAAACGATAAGGCTGATGCCTCTGACATCGCTTCTGCTCGTGCCAAAATGGGTAAATACGGACTTCAGTTAGGTGATCACCTAGTTTATGTAACTTCTGTTGAAGGCTACAACGAACTGGTCAGCTTCTCTGACTTCCGCACGGTCGATAAGTTCGGTCCTAATGCTACTTATCTCACAGGTGCAGTTGGTGCCATCTATGGTATTCCGATTGTTATCTCTGAGTTCATGGATAATGTTGGTAGCACAGGTAACGAACTCGGTGTTCTCGTTTACAAGCCAGGGTTCATTATTGCTGAACGCCGTGGCATGGAAATTGAGAGCGAGTACGAACCTCGTCAGCAGGTCACTGCAATGTATATGAGCACCCGCTTTGATTTCAAAGCACTTAGCTCTAATGGCAGTGCGGCTCTTGACGCAACAAACTTTGCATATGCATCGTTAATTGAAGCTGGTTAATAACTAATTAGCTTTACATAGTTGACTAACCCAAGGGGAGGTAGGTTTCTTATCTGCCTCCCCTTATTAGTAAAAAGGAGAAGATAAATGACAAATTATGCAGATGTCGCTTCTGATGTTGAGAAAGCCAAAGCAGAAGGTTTTAAAACAGAAGAAGAAGTAAAGAATTGGGCCATGAAACATGGGTATGGACTAGCACAGTTAGACGACTTTGTCGCAGACTGGGCTAAAGACGCTCCAGAAGAAGTTGTCGAAGAAGAGTTCGGTGTTGACGCAGAGCGTGAAATTGCAGAAGAAGAAGAAGATGAAGACGAGTACGACGACGAAGAGGATGAAGACGAGTACGAAGACGATGAAGATGATGATGAAGATGAGGAAGTAGAAGAAGACCCTGCTCCCGCAAAAAAATCATTCTGGAAAAAATAATATAAAGGGGAAGTAGTGTGGCTATCACTGAAAGTAATTTAGGAAAATATCCATATATTGCTCTAGCAGATGTAAAAGATTATCTAAGTATTAATAGTGATACTCATGATGGTAGATTAGCAAATGCTACTAACTACGCATGTGGAGTTGTAGAGCACTACATAGGTAGGGAAGTATTAGCTAATAACTATCAAGAAACTTTTGATGGTGGCTTCAGTTCGGTTTTTACTTCTCGACTCCCTTTAGCAAATGTGTATTCTGTTTTTGAATATGACGGAACTCGTTATGAGAGTTTAGACCCTCCAGCTTCTGGAGGAACTATGGTTAATTTAGATACAGATAATCATACTATGGACGTTTCTGGGGACACTCATTTAACTACAAGAATTAAAAAATTTGGACAATCTTCAGTATACTTTGATGGAGATGGTGATTTTATAACAACCTCTAATGGGGACGATTGGTGGTTTGATACAGACGATTTTACTATTGATGTACAAGCTAGATTTGCTAGTTTTAGTGCTTCACAAGTTTTAGTGGAACAATATCAAGATGCTAATGATTTTTGGCAATTTAGATATAATGCTGTAGAAGGGCTACAGTTTAGAGTAGTAGATGCAGGAACTGAAGTTATGAATGTTGCACACGCTGCTACTAGCGGTTATACAGCTAATACTTTTAATCACTTAGCAGTAAGTAAAAGTGGAACTTCTCTTAAACTATTTAGGAATGGCACACAAATAGGTAGTACAGTTACAGTAGCAAAAACTGTAGATGCTCCAAACTTTAGTGGCGACTTACTTATTGCAAAATCAGGTAATACAACTCCTGCACATTTTACAGGATATATGGATGAGTTAAGAATTTCTAAATCATCTCACTATTCTGGAGCGTTTACCGCCCCTGAGTATCAACACTTAACAGATGATGACACTGTTTTGTTACTTCACTTTGAAGGAGCAAATGCAGACGTCACTGTAAGTGATTCACACGCATCTGACGCTCAATTTATTTTTAAAAAGGACATAGGAGAAGTTAGTAGGAACGTAGGTTCTGGCGCTGGTTACCAAAAGTTAAGCTTACATGGGCCGAGTACTTTTCAGAACTTTCCTCAAGCAATTAAGGTTAATTATCGGGCGGGGTATGAGAGCGGAGAAATTCCTTTTGATTTAAAACTAGCTACTCTAGATTATATTAAATTACTTCATAAAGAAGAGCAAGACCGGGCTGGATTTTCTCTAGCAGGTGAATCAGTCAATAGGCCCGCTCTTACAGCAAACTTCCCACCCCACATTAAAAGAGTTCTAGATTTATACAGGATAATTGAATAATGGCACCTCCTGCAGGGATTACGGCATTTAGAGTAAGAATTACTGAACCAGAATTGCTGGATAATTATGCTGATTTTTTACGTGGAATAAAAAGGGGCGGTAGACCTATTGTTGGAGGAAAGAGAAAAAGCAAACTACGCGGCGAAGCAGCACAAGAAGCAATAGAAACCCAACTAGGTAGATTTGTTCAAGCAAAAGTTAGAGGGGGTAACGTCCGTCTTCTTCCAGATTTTGAGATTAACGCAAAAGAAATATCTGCGCCTTTGGCTGCAGCTCTTGGGCTAGAAGACGTAACAGAAATAGAAGCAAAAGCAACTCGTGGAGGAAAAGAGGGAGCGACTATTGGACAAGCTTCTCCTTTTGCTATGGAAGGCGGGCAACAAGTAGGATCACTATCTTTAACAGAAGCAATAAAAACAGCAGCAAGACAAGCTGACCCAGGAATAGATATACAAAACAAGGAAGGGGTATTAAGAGCCGCTAGAACTGCTTTAGGAGGTGCTCCTAAATTTTTTGATTTAATTAAAAAAAATGATCCTGATTTATTTATGCGGTTTTATCAAAAAGCAAAACTTCTACAAATTGCTAAATATACAAAAAGTAAAAGTGGAAATGCTCTTTCGTCAGTTGATGTAATAAATATATCATTTCCTTTAAATAAATTTACTGCTCCCCAACCTTTCACTATGGAAAAAAAGGATGCCGCTCTTGTTTTAAAATTAACTGAAACTTTTGAAAAACAGTTAATTAATAGTTTATTAGCCACTGCTCCAGCAATAGCAACAAGTTCAACAGAAGATTTTGTGGACCAACTACAATCCTTACCTGGCAAAGCAAAAGTAAGAGGTACAGCAGCAGGCATTGATTTTGATATGATAATGGAATACCCATCAGGCGCTAGTATTCCAATGACAAAAGGTAGAATTAAGGGGACACGTAAGCGTAAAGGCGAAAGACAAAGAAGTATGCAACCCACTATCACTAGCGCTCAACTTACTGCATCTATACAACGATCTTTGTATGCGCGTATGCCAAAAGGCCCTGTAAAAGGACCTCCCTTAAGTGAAGAAATTTTAACTAATAGAACTGGACGATTTGTTAAAAGTGTTTTTACTCAAATTAGAGGAAATTTAATTAGATATTATTATAATCCTATTTATCAAGTTCACGAAGGTACTGGAAGAGCACCTAGTGAGACGATAGAAGGTAGTATAAGAAATATAACACAAAGACAGGTCGGGAGACAATTTAACATTCTGAAAGGATTTTGATTACATTTTTATTAGATGTAAAAAAATAAGGATTGCAGATACTAGTAGGGTCTGTTATACTCAATAATAGACTAGGGAAAAATAAATGGCAAATAGTCGAAGAAGAGAAATCGTAAATTTCCTTGTCACACAGCTGAAGTCAATAGACAAACAAGCTTCTGGATTTGATTCAAATTATACATATAATTTTAATCTATCAAATAATGTTTTTAGAAGATTAAAGTTTATAGACGAAGTTAATGACTTTCCGTCTTTATATGTAACTGCGGGAGTCGAGACTAGAGCTTACGACACTCAAAGTTTTACTACAGCGAATCTTCCTTTGGTTATTCGTTGTTATGTAAAACAAGAACAATCTCAAGACGGCTTAGAAAATATAATTGATGATGTGGAACACGTTATATATGGTATAGGATCACAAGCCGATAAGGGAATTTTACAAATCAGTATTACCAGTATATCAACAGATGAAGGATTAATAGAACCTTATGGTATTGGCGAAGTTAACCTAAATGTTATATACGAATTAGAAGAATAATTAAAGGAGCTTAAAAAATGGCTGCATCGCTAAATTTACAAAGAAATACAAAAGTTTTTTACTCCACCGTCGATCTTAACGGTGGGGCTGCGGCTACTACAATGAGTCCCGCTAATACCTACGAAGTAGAAGTTTTAGCTGGATTTGCTTTTAGTCAATCTGCAGCAACTCAAGATATTACATCGCTCGAAAGTGGTTTAACACCAGATCGTTCTACACAGAGGTTCAATACAGCTATTAACCCGGTTGATTGGAATTTCCAGTGTTATTTAAAACCCACACGAGCCACTGGAGTAACAGGAGCCGCAACTACCAACCAGCACGAAAGTGGTAACGCATTACCAGTCGCTGACTGGTTCTTATGGCAAGCACTATTAAGTGCTACGTCACCTGCTACAGGCACACAATTACAAAGTGCTTGGCAATCAACTGCCGTAACTACTATTGCAAAATGGGAGAACCGTAATCGTTCTGCCTCTGCAAACGTTGCTGCTTGTAATCCAAACTTTGCTACTGCAACAGAAAACCATCTTTACATGAAAGTTGATAACGTTGTTTATCAGCTGGCTAACGCCGCTGTTAACCAAGCGTCAATTGATGCTGCTATTGATGGAATCGCTACTACAACTTGGACTGGCTTTGCCACCAATCTTGTAGAACTTACAGGAGCACCAAGAAACGTTGCTATTAACGTCTTTGGAGGTGTTCTAAACAACGGTACTACTGTTGCTTCCGCGTCTTCGATTGATATCTTTAAGACTAACGGTACTACAGTAAACACTTCTAAGTTCCATCCTTGGAACTCTTATAATGTTGCAAGTGCTGCTACTAGCGCAGAGTTTATTAAAAACCGCTTATCTACAATTGATATTACAGATGGGTCTGGAGGTACAGATCCTGCTAAACACACCTTCCCCGTTACAGGACTAACATTCGATATTAATAATAATATTACATATCTAACGGCGGAAGAATTAGCTTCTCTTAACCAGCCAATCACTCAGTTTACTGGAGTTCAATCCATTACTGGTTCGATTAGTGCTTACTTGAGAAGTGGCGGAGCGGCTGCTGATAACTCAGCAACCTTCTTACGCAATATTGTTTCTAACACAGCTACTCAAACAGCTCAAGGTGCAAGCGCAAACCTTAAAATTGGTGGCGCAACAGCTCCTTACTTTGCTATTGATATGCAAGCGACTCAATTCAGTTTCCCAACACATACTATTGAAGATGTTATTGGAATTAGTGCTGAATTTATGGCGCAAGAAACAACAGCGCAAAAAGGTGCAGGAGCAAACGTAACTTTCGTTACTCAAGCCGCGTAATAAAATAATTTCTAAAGAGGGGTTAGAAAAAAATTCATGTGGGTGTTCATCGTGTTAACAATGTATCTAGCTTATCCCCTCGGCTGGATTCAAGTTGAAATCGATGGACACCCTTTTTATTTATGAAAGGAGAGGGGAAAATGAGCAAAATTGCATCCCTAATGGCGACTGATACGGTCGTCGATGTTGAGTTTCCAGATATTGAAGGATTCACCATCAGTTTAGTATATTTGAATAGAGAAGATTTGGTTAAGATTAGAAATCAAAGTCTATCTTTTAAATTTAATAAAAGAACTCGTCAGAGGGAAGAAGAAATTGATAATGATAAATTTCTAGCTGCATATACAGAAAAAGCAGTTAAAGGCTGGAAAGGTCTTAAAGTAAAACATATGCCTATGTTACTTCCTGTTGATATTAGTGGTATGGACGGAGAAGAAGATATTGAATATTCTATAGAAGAAGCCAGAGATTTGATAACTAATTCCACCATTTTTGATCAGTTTATTACTGATACCATGAACGAGTTTGAACAATTTTCAATTACTAAAAAGGAAACCGACGAAAAAAACTCACAAACTACCTCCGTAGCCAGTTCCAAAACGGGGGGATGAGCCAAGAGCAGTATCTCTTAATGTGTGAACAAATGGATTGGGAACCTGATCCAGAAGAGATGCCGCTAGAACCAAAAGATTTATCTTATGAAGGACAAGTTGCTTTAACTTTATTTCAAGTATTACCTGATAAAATAGAGGGTATGAATGGTGTTTGGTTAGGAAAAGATTTTGCTGGTCTTGGAGATATTATGGAACTGTATGGAATTGAAGGCAATAGAGAAGCCTTTGATTTACTTTTGCATATAATAGCAGAAGCTTCTAAATTTTACGAGCAACAACGAAAAGCTCAACAAGCGAGAAAAAGCTAATGGCAGAACAAACTTCTAAAGTAAAGATTATGGTCGAGGCCAGAGGAACCAAAAAAGCAGCCAAAGATATAGAATCTGTTGGTCGCCAACAAACTCGTCTTGGTCAAGCCAGCGCTTCTGCTGGTAGACAATTCTCTGCTCAAGCGTCAGGATTAGGTGGACTTGTTTCTGCATACGCGGGAGCGGCTGCTACTATCTTTGCTCTTTCTGCAGCTTTTGATGCCTTAAATAGAGCAGCAAGAGCTGAACAAACTCTTGCTGGAGTTAACGCTTTAGCTAACGCTGTTGGAGAGAGTGGTCCTGAAGTTTTAGATATGATTCAGAGAATTACTAAAGGACAACTATCACTAGTCCAATCAGCTGAACTTGCTAACTTAGCTCTATCTTCTGGGTTTAGTACAGAGCAACTAGAGGGTTTTACTGATGTTGCTATGAGAGCTTCTAGAGCATTAGGCAGAGACTTAACAGATTCATTTCAACGCCTTGTTCGAGGTGCTGTTAAGTTAGAACCAGAACTTTTAGACGAATTAGGTATTTTTACTAGAATTGAGCCTGCTGCAGAAGCCTATGCTGCTTCTGTAGGCAAAGTCGCGAGTCAATTAACAAGATTTGAAAAAAGACAAGCTTTTGCTAATGCAGTTTCAGAAGAAGGTGCAAGAAAATACAAAGATATTGATATCGAAGCGGATACTGCCGCACAATCCCTTGAAAAATTAGCCGCTACGGTTAGCGATCTAGCGACCGAGATTGGTGGAACAATAGCTAACGCTCTTGCTCCTCTTGCAGAAGCATTGACTTCTCCTGTTGCTGCAATTGGTTTAATGGGTGTTTTAATTAGAACAGTTTTCGGAACAGCTATGAGAGAAGCCTCTCAGAGATTGGCAGGATTTAATGCCAATCTTAGAACCTCTACAGACAACTTACAAGATAATTTAAGTAGCACCAGACGAATAGGTAAAGCTAATTTAGCTTTCTCAGATTCTATGAAAGAAGTAAATCTTAATGTGGCTAGAGCAACTGCTGAAAATGATGCTGAGTTTAAGTCTTTAACTAAAAAAGCTAAAGCTCAAACAATTACAACATCAGAAACTCGTAGGTATAACAAAATAGTAGCACAAGAAATTGCCTTGTTAAAGAGAGAGAAAATAGCACTAGAAGAGAGTGGTAAATCTACTAAGGCCGCAAGTGCTAGAATAGCACTTCTCCAGAGAAGAATTACTGCATTTACTACAGCACAAACTGCAGCTAACGCAAGATTAAGAGCGTTTGGCCCTATAGCGAGAACTGCTGGAGCTGCTGCTATAGGACTCGGTAAAGCTTTAGGAATAGCAGGTAAGGCTGCTCTCGGAGCGCTTTCTTGGATTAGTTTAATTATTAGTTATCTATCCATACTAATTGCTGTCGGGGCCACTGTGTTAGAAGCTTTTGGCTGGTTAGACCCAGTTATTGAAAAGCTTACTCAAGCAGTAAGGTTTTTTAAAGAGCTTTTGGGGGTAACTAAAGAAGCAAGACAAGCATCAGCTGCAGCTAAATCTCTTGACATAGGGGTTGAAAAAGATGCTAAATTTGAGGCAAGACTTAAAGTAAATGAAAATCTTAGAATCGACACGGAACGAAGAATAGCTGCCAGGACTTTACGTATTCAAGAAGCACGAGTTAGGTCAGAAGATCAAAACCTAAGCCGGTTTCGCCGACGTGTTGCCGAAAGAGACCTTAGAAATTTAGAAGCGGCTCAAAAAAGAGATCAGAGGACGATAGATCCAAATAGACAACTCAAGAGGTCTATAAGTGGTGGTGATGTTAGAAGCGCTTTTCAAAGCGTAATTAAAGACGCAGGTGCTGCTGGTATTGGAAGCTCAGAGGCTTTTGTAACCGCTTTTGCTAAAAAATTAAAAGTGAACTTAGATACTAACCCCGAACTAAAAGCCGCTATTGAAAAAATGGGGAAACAGTTTGCTGGAGAATCTGGAGGCTCTTTGCGTGGACGAGAAATATTTGCAAAAGCTACAGGAATGACGCTAGAATCTGCTAATAAATTGCTCGTAGCAGAAGAAGGAGCACTACGCTTTTCAAATGACGCAATTAAAAATGAAAGGACAGCTCTACAAACGATGAGAGCAAGATTTAAAACACAGCAAGAATTTAATAAGTTGTCGATAGAGGCCCGAGCACGCAAGCATGAAGAAGAAAAAATTGAAACAAGTTTGTTACAAACTCAACAACTTCAGGCTAACCTTATAGAAGCTATGCGTAGTGGATCAGCTACCCTAGAACAGCTTGAGCAAAAACGTGGCGCAATGGTAGCTAAAATTACAAAGCTAAAAAAAGAAGAAAGTCAAAGAGCAAAAGACATAGCTTCCGCAGCTCAAACAGATTTAGATGCAAATAATAAAAATATAGAAGCGCAGATGGCGATTTTAAAAGCAAGAAAACAAATAATGGAAACTTATTCTGCTGAAATTAAAGCTTCTTCCCAACTTAGTAAGATGAACATTTTAGTGTCTAAAAATAATGTCGATAATTTTGATTTAACAGTAAAGAAATCAGAACAAGAAGCTTCTCAATTACAACAGTTACAAAAAATGTATGATCTAGGACGAGAGGATTTAGCCACTCAAAGGGCTGGAGGAAAAGAGGCTGAGAAGCTTAACGATATACAAAAACAAAGAGCCGCTTTAGCTCGTACAGCAGAGTTAGCTATTGTTGGGCAATTCCAAAAAATTGTTGAAGAGAGTCAAAAATTAGAAAAAAGTTTAGACAAACAAACTTTAGCATATAAAAACCAAATTACTCTTTTAAAACAGCAAAATGCTTTACAAGACGCTGATCGTGCACTTAAACTAAGTGAGCAAAGAATTAAAAGTGAACAAAAAGCTCTTGCTAATAGTTTAAAAACACTTGAAGCTGAAAGAAATTTAGCTAAAGTTCGGGCAGAAGGAGCTGATTTAGCTAGACAAGGAGCAAACCAGCGAGCAAGTGATATTGCTGCTGAGTTTGGCGATCTGTTGAGTCCAGGAAAACAAAGAGCGCTAGAGCTTAGAATCGCTAGAAGCGATCTAGAAGCTTTAAGATTGTCGATAGAAGCTCAAAAAGATACTATAAGAGAAAGAGCAAAACTAGAAAAAGCTTCTCTAGAAAAACAACAAAAAGAATTACAAGCACAATTAGGTGGTAAAGAAGGTGGTGGTTTAATAGCAAAAAGATTTGCCGCACAAGCAGCTCTCGATAAGGCAAAAATTGCCTCTGATAAATCAACCCGAGATCTACAAATAAAACAAACTGAAGCACAAGTGAAGTTACTTGACAAACAATTAAAAGGTTTTGAAAGTCATGTTGAGGGAATGGCTCGCATACTTGCTGCTGATAGAGTAGCAAGACAAGAGGTGATAGAAGGAGACAAGTTTGCGAAAGGTGGTAGAACTGTAGAACAAGAAAGAACCGCCAGAATGGGTGATGAAGTAAGACTAGGACAAATAGATGATGCTACTAATGATATTAACGCCATTATAGCGGACCTAGCTGATGATAATGCAGGTCTTTTAGGAACTTTAAAGAAAATGAAAAGTCAGTCAACAGAGATTGCTACCCTACAAGAAAAAAATGTCGGAGGTAAGAGATCTGCTGCTGAGGCTGACGCACGCCTTAAAGCACAAGAAGCTCTTGCCGATATCCAGCTAAAGATAAAAAATAACGCAACCATTACGGCTACTGAACTTCAAAAGTTAACTAATGAGCTAAACGAAGCAGGGATTAGCACCAAAAACTTAGCAGCTGCTTTTGCAGACGCAGATAATGAAATGTTACAAATTGCTAAAGATGTAGCTTCTTCTTTGTCTGAAGGCATTGGGCAAGGACTACGAGATTTAAACGCTGCCATGATCGAAGGCACACTAACAATGGAAAACTTTAAAGAAGGATTCAAAGAAACCTTTTTAAATATTGCAAAAGATATTCAAGCAAAAATATTTGATAGAACGGTAGTTAAACCTGTAGAAAACTTTATTAATGAGAAAGTGTTGGGAGCTTTTGGTTTTGGCCCAGATAAAAAGATTGAAGATGCCTTGGTTGCCTCTACTGGAGGAACAGCTATGCTAGTAACTATGGCTCCGAGCGTTGCAGCCGCTAACCCAACTAAAATACTTAAAGATCAGTGCGATGCTGCCGCACTCAAAGTTGAAGATTTGGGTGCTGGAGCAGACACAGGCGGAAACTTCTTAACAGATATGTTTAGTAAAGTTGGAACTGTCTTAGGAGACTTTGGAAGCGCTTTGTTAGAGGCAGGACGAGGAGTATTTGATTTTGTTGGCAACTTGTTCAGCAGTCTCGGAGGCTCAGGCGGAGGCGGAGGCTTCTTTAGCGGCATCTTTGGCGGTATTGGAGACTTCTTTAGTGGTATTTTTGGAGGAGGAGGTGCAAGTGTAGCACCGACAGTAGGTGTTCCTGTTTCTCCTTCTATTCTACCACCTACAATTGGGTTTGCAGCACACGGAGGTTTAATCAAAAGAATGGCAGCAGGTGGGATGTTAAGAGATAGAATTCCTACCTTATTAGAGCCAGGTGAGTTTGTAATTCGCAAGCCAATGGCAAAAGCTATTGGAGGACCAGCGTTAAATGCAATGAACGCTCATGGAACTATGGGCGGTACACAGAATGTAGTAGTTAATATGCATAACGAAGGAACTGCTCAAGAAACGACACAATCGCCAAGTGTTCAAGTTACTCCAGAGACAATTATTGTGGATATTGTCACTAGAGATTTGAAAAACAACGGCCCAATTAGACAAGGAATTAGGGGAGCAATGTAAAAATGGCTACTTATCCCTCAGACGCAACAATTACAACAACTAGTTTTACCACTGTAGGTACTACCAACTATTCAGATACAGGAACTGTTAGAGAATTTAATTTGTCAACTACTGTAGAGCATGTTGGTGAGGTAGTTGCAACAGTAGACGGGATTATTCAAGATACTTCAACATATGTTACTTCTAATAGTGGTAACTCTATTACTTTTGTATCAGCTCCAGGAGCATCAGCTCTTGCACTAAAAGTAATAACTCTTCCCTCTAGATATAGAACAACCCGTATTTTCCCCCAAGTTAGGTATGTAGAGTATAATAACACAGCAGCAGATATTCAAACCATAAACTCAAACGCTTACATAATCAATGGAGAAATACAAAACTTTCCTACACCTACACAAACCCAAGTTAATTCTAAAAACGATTTACTAGTAACGCTTTCTGGTGTTGAACAAACGCAAGAAGCTTATGTTTTTCCAGCGTCTAACACAGAACCAGAAACTGCTACAGGCTCTATTTCACGAAATTTAGGTAGTGGTGGTATTACTATTGGACAGTCTGCTGATACTATCTTGTTGTTAAATTTTGGAAAAAATTTCACTGATGAAAGCATTAAAGCTAGAGGAGCCGCTACAGTGTCCGGAGTAACACTAAGTAGCACTAAAAAGTATGGAAACTCTGCAGCTGCTTTTAACGCGGGAACTGATGTTGTTAGTTTTACAGATAGCAATGATTTTGCATATACAGGTTCTTTTAGTATAGAATGTTTTGCCCGTTTTGAGGACCTTGGTGCGGCTAACACTGTATTTTCTCACCGTACAGATGATAATAACTTTGTTAAGCTAAGTAGGATGGCTAATAATAAAATTCAGTGGACTGTAAAAGAAAGTGGAGCAACAGTCGCAGATTTACAAGGAGGATCTATTAGTGCCGATACATTTGTTCATTTAGCGATTACTCATGATAGAAGTGAAGCACACTCAAGACTTTTTGTTAATGGAACAATGGTTCAAGAAGATAATGCCGTCAACTATTCGATAACTCCTACTGGAACTTTTGATATAGGTAGAATAAACACAACTAGTGCTGCTACCAGAGAAAATTTAAAAGGTTTTATAGACTCTTTTAGATTTGTTAATGAGACAAGAGTTTATGACAGAACTTTTGTGGCACCTAGAACAGAACTCACTCGTATACACACTCCTTTACAATCAAATGATACGCTAGTAATAAGACATTTTGACAGTACTACTGAAACGTTTGATAGATTTACTTCTATGGCAGATAGAAAACCAGATAAAGGGTTTTCTACTTCAACTGAATTTGATGTAGTGCAGTTTACTTCTCAAGGTGGGTATGAAAAACGTACTTTAAGAAGTCGTCGTTCTAAACGTGATTTTGATATTTCATATACTAACATATCAGGAGTAGAAAAACATGCAATTGAACAGTTTTACAGGTCTAGAAATGGTTCATTTGAAACTTTCACTTTTGACTTGACACACATCAATGAAATTGGTAATATACAAGCAAGGTTTGATGGTTCTTTAGGAATTACTCACGTATTTTCTGATGCTTCAAACGCTAGTTTACAAAATAACTATTACACAGTAAAGTTTAAGTTAAAAGAGGTTTATGACTGATGACTACCCGCACGTATGATTACATTTTAACAGTTACTCAACCAGATGTAATCGCTGCAGGAGATACTATTCTTAGTAATGTAACAGCTACTAGTGGAGAAGTAGTAGCTGTTGATGCTGCCAATGCTAATATTAAAGTTAAAGTGGCTAATGTAAATCAAGAATTTGTAGTTGGAGAAAATGCAAGGTCAGTATTTAACCTAGTAGCTTCAAACGCTATTTCTGTTGCTTATAGTAATAGTTCTTCAACTACTGTAAATGGTAATGCCTTTATAATTAATGGAGCAACAAATACTTTTTCTCTACCCTCTGAAGCTTTATCTTTAAGTAATGTTACTTTAGATAATTTTGATGTATTTATAAATAATAGAATTATACCTAAACAAAATATTAATTTTCCTAGCACAACTTTAGGAAATACAGGGTTTGATATTAAACCTATTTCTCCAGTAACTTCTGGTACTACTTTTACAAAATCAGGGTTAAGAGAGTCTCTCACTAATAACCCACAAAGAGTTGCAACTCTTTTAAGTGACTTAATACTGCCAACTATTGATGCCTCAATAGTAGCAGACGAAACTACTGAATTTGAGTATGAAGTTAATTATGATAATTGGGTTTCTGCTAACGCTTTTGCTGTAGACGTTAGAGTAGATACTGGAAATAATGAAACTATCCCTTTTACTGCTGCTTCTTTTAGTGAGCAAAAAAATGGGGCTAACTTTGCTATTACTAATGTTATAAACTCTAATTACATCAGAGAAAGAAATGCTTTCATCCAAAACCCTGTTGTTAGATTATATAGTATATACTACCCGGGCGAGTGGTATAAACCGAATGAAGAAGGTAACCCGACAAACGATGGAGAAGGTAGAAGCTGGCCAGACGGCTTTCCTCTTAGGTTTGCTGAAGTTAGGGGAGATTTAAACGCTGACGTAACTTATAATGTAGAATTTGGAGGGGTTAACTACACCCCTATGCCTATCAACAGCGGCGGATTAGAGATAGACTCTTCGGGTAAAATTAATGAAGTAAGTATTGATATATCTAACTTTGATGGACTAATTACGCAAATATCTGAAAACCCAGATTTAGTGGGCAACAACACTTCCAATGCTTGTTACGCTGTTGTTAACGGCGAAGTACTAACAGGAATTGACCCTAGAACAATTCCTACTGACGCAACTTATGCAGACTCAGAACACACAACAGTTTTAGCGGCACAAAGAACAAAAGGCTTAAATTTTAGCCAAACAGTTAGAGATGCTTATGGAACCGACAATGCTTCATTTACTATAAGCACTACGGCAGACGTAGCTGGAGAATGGAAAAGAGAAAAAATGGATTCTCGTGATCTATTAGGTGCGGTAGTAGAAATTAAGTCTACTTTTTCTAACTTTTTAGATTATTGGCCTGAGTATTCTAGAGTAGATGGAGCTTTTGCAAACGTGGTTGAAGTTAGTACCGCATTACCTTATAGGGTTGGAGATAACGTAAAAAGTAGAAGTAATAGTTTTATAGCAACTATAGATGCAATAGAAGAAAATAGGTTTATATTTACAAACGCTGCGTTAGAAATAACAGTAGGAGATCCGTTGTTAATTGAAAATATAGATAGTGATGATGAAGCTTATGTAGAAGATGTATTTAAAATTGATGCTTTATCGGGGTTAGATGAAAAAGTTGCTACTTTTTCTTTAACAAGTTGGTTACAATTTTTTAAACTCAGAGTTCCAAAAAGAAAGTATTATAAAAATACTTGTCAGTGGGTTTATAAAGGAGAAGAGTGCCAGTACCCCGGCCCCGCTGGAGGGACAATTCCTGGGACTAGTTTAAGTGCAAACGCAAACCCAATTGCTGCTAATAATCAAACTGCAGGCAGCACTCAAGGAGATGAGTGCGGTAAGAGTTTTGAATCTTGTCAGATTAGAAATAACACTATTCACTTTGGGGGCTTTCCTGGTACGGGTAGGACTATTCCTAAATAATGACAGATTATGTAAACTACTTAGGCATAAAACACGATTATCAAAATGTAAATTGTATTACTTTAATTGAAAAAATTTATAAAGAAGAATTAAAATCTGACGTTTTTAAAAGTTTATGGACACATTTAAATTTGTCAGAAGGCAAACCCACAGAGGGTAGAAGATGGAAGTTTAAAATTACTTTAGAAAAAATAGAAGAGTGGATTGCAGCAAACGCACAAAGAATTAAATTAACAGACATACAAGAATATGATGTAATAATATTTAAATCTAAGAAAAATAGACCAATTCATTTTGGGATGTATGTAGGAGGAAATAAATTTATTCACATAGAAGAAGAGTCTTCATCTATGATTTCGTCCTTAAACCAAATATGGAGAGAACAGCTACATAGCATATATAGACGTAAAGAGGGGTAAAATGTGGTATGAAAAATATAAAGGCTTTCCTTATAAGCACTTAGGGAGTAGTCCAGAAACTGGAATAGATTGTTTAAACTTAATTAGACTAGTATATAAAAACGAAAAAAATATTATAATTCCCTACTCTACTCAAGATTTTTGTAATATTGTAGATCAAGATTGGTATAATAAAATAGATACAAATCCTTTTACACAATTTAGAAACTCTAACCTAGGATGGGAAGAAATATTATTAAAAGACGTTTTACCTTTTGATGTAGCAATAATGAGTATTGGATCAACTAATAAAATAAATCATTGTGCTTTATTAGTAGAAAAAAATAAACTTTTACAAACAATGATAGATAGAAACTCTTGGATTTCTCCTTATGGAAACTATTATAAACAATACACTTTAGGGCTTTTTAGATGGAAAGGATTAGCAGATGACTTTGTTTTCAACATTAATTAACGATATGGGTAAACACGCACAAGCTGAATACCCCAAAGAATGTTGTGGGCTTGTAACAAAAGACTTTAAATACGTGCCTGCTAAGAATATAAGTCCTTTACCTAAAGATACTTTTATTGTTGACCCAGAAATACTATGGGAATATGAAGACAACTGTTGGGGAATATTTCATTCTCACCCAGGAGAAGAGAACCCTATACCTAGTGAAGAGGATAAACAAGGAGCCGTGTTTGAAGAATTTAAATTTATTGTAGGATTTAGTAATAAATTTTATATTTATTGGCTCGATAAAAAAATAGACGCAATTAAATTTGACGAATTTAAGGAAGAGTATTTAAAGTGAAAATTACGCTAGAATTTCATCGTTCTTTATTGAAATATACTGATGGGGTAAAAAATCACACAATAACTTGTGATGATTTTACTTCTTTAGTTTCTGCTATTTCTCACCTATTTCCAAATCTTGGAAATTATATTAGAAGAGTACAAGCAACGGAAGTTCTAGAAAATTTATGTTTATTAGATAAAAATAAAAAGTTAATTAAATCTAGGGTGTATGAGTTCAATAAATTTAAAGAAAATCACTCATCATTATTTTTAGTTCCTATGATGGCAGGAGCTGGAGGTAAAAAAGGGTCATTTCTACAAATTGCTATAGGTATTGCTTTAATTGGTGCTACTTTTGCTTTTCCTGGCCTTGCTGGGACTCAACTTTTAGGAACAACTCTTGGAAAAATGATGATGTCAACAGGACTAAATATGATATTAGGGGGGATAATGGGGCTAATGCAAGAAACTCCTAAACCTCCAGAAAAACAAATAGCAGATAACCAAGAAAGAATAGATAATAATATGTTTTCTGGTCTCCAGAATACAACTTCAAGTAATAATAATGTACCTGTTAATTATGGGTTACCTAGAGTATCTGGACAATTAGTGAGTGGGTTTGTAAAAAGCTTAAACCACGGAAAAGGTGATCTTATAAAAGTGTCTGAGAGTTTTGGGACATGATTACTTTAGTTATACACTCTAATTTAAAACCATATTTTAAAGATAAAAGAGAACTGACTATTAATTGTCGTGATTATCATTCTTTAATGAGTTTTATGATAAATTCTTTTCCAGAGTTTAATATATTATTGAAAAAATTAAAAACTAATTTTAATAGAGATTTCTTCTTTTTGGATAAAAATAAAAAAAGAGTTAACTTAGCAGACGTACAAGCTAATAAAAAACTAGAAAAAGATGCTGTTTATTATTTAGTGCCTTCTTTAATAGGTGCTGGTGGTAACGGGGGTTTTATGCAAATAGCTCTTGGTGTCGCTATTATGGCAATGGCTTTTTACCTGGCTCCGGTCGCTCTAGGAGGCGCGGGCATGTTTTCTGGAATGGGAGCAACAGCTTTCTCGGTAGCAGGTATGGCTGTTACTTATACTAACATAGCAATGTTTGGCGCTTCAATGGCTTTACAAGGAATAATGAGTATAGTACAGAAACCTCCAAATAGGGCACAACCAGGAGGCACTATTGTCGATGATGGATCAAAAACTCAAAATAGTTTGTTTACTGGTGTAAATAATACTATTGAAGTAGGGTTTCCTCTTGGGATGAACTATGGAGCGACTAGAATTGGAGGACAAATGATAAGCGGGTACGTAAAAAGCTTGAGTCATGGTAAAAATGACATAATCAAAGTTTCGGAGAGTTTTGCATAATGAGTGTATATAAAAAATATACCAATGTTAATGGAGGGTCTGTCCCTATCATATCTGGAAGCAAAGGAGGAGGAGGCTGTTTTCCAGCAGGATCTTTAGTGTCTACTCCTCATGGAGAAATTCCTATTGAAGATATAAAAATTAATGATAAAGTATATTGTTTTGATGATAACGATAAACGTTGGGCATCTTTTGTAGAAAAGACTTGGGAGCATGTTCCTTCTAAAACAGTAGGGTATATATTAACTCTTACACATGAAAAAGGTGTGTTGCGAGTCACAGATAATCATTATTTATATGATGAGAGTAATGAATATAAAGAAGCTAAAGATTGGAAAGTTGGAGAATACTTAACTTTAGAGGACAACGATTTTAGTAAAATTTTATCTATCGAAAGCGAAGATTATTTAGATGAAACGGTATATAATTTAACAGTTAATACTTATCATAACTATATTTGTCAAGGAATTCGCCTGTCTAACAAAGGCGGAGGAAAAGGAGGAGGTGGAGCGAGGGCGGCTGCAACAGAATCTCCTAATACATTATTTTCAACTGACATTTTATTTCTCACAGTTGCTTTGGGAGAAGGTCCTATTTATAGAATTAATCCTAACGGCCCCCAAGATATTGAGATTAACGAGGGAGCTGTTGATGACTTAATTAATATTGATGGAGACGGAGAAGAAAATAATGAAGTTTTTAAAACCTTAACGACGACAGGAACTCTAACACAAGAGCCTTTAGCTGTGTTTGGTGCTGAGACTATCACTCCTCAAAATTTAAATAACGCTGTAAGTTTAAAAAAGGGTAATGTAGAAGGTATTCCAAAAGCATCAGTTATCTTACAAAATACTAGCGCAAAAGATTGGGACAAGATAAGATTTAACTTTATTATTCAAGGACTTCAAAAATCTGATGGAAACGGTAATGTTTCGGGTTCTAGTGTTTCTATTACTATTCAAGTTTTTGATCGAACAGGTACAACTTTAATCGCTGAATTAGGGGAAGATGGTAGAACAGTTAGTGGAAAAACCAACACGAGATTTAAATTTCAAAGAGATATTTTAATTCCAGAAACTTCTAGATCGCTTGATGGATATAAATTTACAATAGAAAAAACTTCTTCTGATAGTGACTCTAACAGAACTCAAGACAATGTTCAGTTTGTTGGTTGGGATGAGATAGAGTTTGACGATATGGCATATCCTAGAACTTCTTTAATTGGTTATGCTATTAAATCTTTTAATGAGCATGAGGGTAGAGTTCCCACATTTACTTCTTTAATAAAAGGTCTTTTAGTTAAAGTTCCTGCTAATTACAATCAACCTGTTTTATCTAATGGAGAAATAGATTGGAGACAGCTTGAAGTTCCAGAAACAGGCACTATAACTATTAATGGAGAATCAACTCAAGTTGGTTATACTCAGAGAGGTTACCGATTACAAACCACTGTAGAAGGTACGGCTAAAAGAAAAGTTAGTTCTATTAGCATACAAACTAACGGATCTGGATATGCTTCAGACGCTACTCCTTCTGTCACTATTTCTGGAGGAGGGGGCAGTGGTGCCGGAGCTACTACAACAATATCTTCTAACAAAGTTACTACTATTAATATATCAAATGTAGGAAGTAACTATACTACTACTCCTACAGTGGCAATCGCAGCCCCTGCTGCTATAACTTTTAATGGGGCATCCGCAGTTAGTGATGGGTCAGAAACTATAACCCTTTCAGGACATCCTTTTGCTACAGGAGATCAAGCAACTTACAGCGCTGGTGGAGGTACTGCTATTTCTGGAACAGGTGTTAGTGTTGCTTCTGGGGGAGTATTTATTATTAAAATTGACGCTAATACAGTAAAGCTAGCAACTAGTGCGTCAAACGCTAATGCAGGAACAGCTATTGATATAACATCAGGATCTGGAGCTAGCCACACACTAACCGGTATGACGGCTACGGCCACCGTGACACTAACCTCAGAACAATTTAATGCAAACCCGATAATTTATCAAGGTGTTTGGGACGGTACTTTTGTATACTCTTGGACTCAAAACCCGATTTGGATTGTTTATGATATTTTAACAAATAAAACCTATGGACTAGGAATAGACGAAGAAAATATAGATAAATTTATGTTCTATAAAGTTGCCCAATATTGTGATGCCTGTGATTTTACTACAGGAGGTTTTGTTGGAGTAGACGGGTTTGCAGACGGAACCTTTAGGCATAAACCTTTAGGATTATTCTCAACTGTTAGAGAGATACTAGTAGGATTAGATAGAGGTGTTCAAGTAAAAGAACGCAGATTCATGAATGATATTAGTATACAAGAAGATGTTCAGGTAATGGATACTGTTAATAAAATTACTTCAACATTTAGAGGACTATTATATTACGCAGGGGGTAAAATTACATTAAATATTGACATACCAGAAGACACCCCTGTTGCTATATTCAATGACGCAAATATTAAAAGAGATACTTTAAAGTTTTCTGGAACTAAAGAAAGTGACATCATAACAGGAGTAGATGTATCTTACATCGAACCCGCGAACCACTTTAAAAGAGAAGTAGTAAGAATTGATGACCAAGAAGCTTTAAGAGATAGAAATCAAATAGAAAACATTACTACTGTTGATTTAGCAGGAGTTACTCGAAGAAGTCAAGCATCTCGATACGGACAATATTTGATTGCGTCTTCTAAATATTTAAGAAGACAAGTAGAATTTCAATGTGGAGTAGATGCTCTTAATCTAGTAGTCGGAGATGTTATAACTGTTGCTACTAAACAAGGAGGGATTGCTTATGGATTTGGGGGAAAAGTGGCTGCGGATTCTCAAATAACAGGTGGGGGTGTAACAAATGCTAATATTCTTTTAGAACATTTTACTAGTCCTGCTATTACCGCTAGCACTTTTACTAGTAATAATAACCCCCTCGCAGTGAGAGTAATTGGTATGGCATCCGATAGAATTGACTATTATCTAGTAGACAATGTTTCTTTTACTGCAAACTCTACGGGTAATGCAGACTCAGGTATAGATTTATTAGAGATTGAAACTGTAGCAAGATTTAATTATAAAACAAAAGCTTTTGCTAGTGGAAGAGACTTTTTAGCTAACAATGTTCCTAAAAAAGGAGATCTTTGGTCTTTTGGAGAAACAGGGAGTGACCCTGATAATTTTTATACTTCTCAGAATGATAGACTGTTTAAAATTACTTCTATAGCAAGAGGCACAGAAGAGGATGTAACTATTACAGGAGTTGAATATATTTCTAATGTATATGTTGATTCTGACTCTTTAATTGCTTATGTACCTGTTAGGTATGATGATACGGTATCTCCTCTAACACCGCCACCAGCACCCGAACTTAATTTATCTTCTAGACCTAGAGAGTTGGGTGATGGTTCTGTCACAAATGATTTATTAGTTGATGTATTTACTGATCAAACAGGATACCCACTTTTCTTAGAAACTGATTTATCAATCGCTAGCCCTGATTTTAATTTTGTTCCTTACCTAACTTCCAATGCAAATACAGGAACAACAACTTTTACCGCGTCTAATACCTCTCCTTTAGCTAATGGAGAAGTGTCTATCTTGTCAGGTAAAAATGGTTTTAAAACTAATACAGGAGAAATAAAACTGTTAGTGGACGCAGTAACAAACCCTGATGTAACAGATACCTCTAATGGGAACGTACAATTTAGTATTAAATCTTTAAATCTGGCTTTTGATATTAATCAAATGAAACACGTTTTAGAAGTTAATGATGGAGGAGGAGCTGTTGCTAACGTCTTAAAAGGTTTTGATAGAGTTTCTTTTGATTTAAATCAAAAACTCAATACAGGAACTGGATTATTAGGATTTGTCGATCACGGTACTAGACTTACTCAATATAGTGCTAATATTGTCTCTCACTCTACAACAATGGATGCAGGAACAATAAAAATACAAAACGAACACTCTGGAGAATCAACACTACTTGACCAACTTCCTACTCCTCCTTTCTATGTTTCTATTAATCAATTAGTAGATACTAGGTTTATGGATAATAGGTCTTTATATATTTCTGGTAGTAGTTTCACTGAGATACATAGCAATGTTATTACAGGAAATCTAACTGCTAGTTCAAGTTTTATACAACCTTTAGTAAGAGGTGCACCTTTTAAAGAATCAGTGAGAGTATTTATAGATGGAATAGAAAAAACTACAGGAGACTGGAATTTTACTAGCTCGGCTAATGATTCAATAACTGTTCCCGGCTTAAGCACAGAAGCTACAATTAGAATAGAAGCAGAGCATTATACTGTTCCTGCCGTCGAGCCGGGAGATAATTTACAGTTTCATTCTGGAAATGTTTATTCTATAGTTAACGCTTCTTATTCTACAGATAGCGCTGATTTTAATGCCTCGTTAACAGCTAATAATATGTATAGGGTAACTTTAGGATCTCAATTACGTTCTAATACTAGAGGAACTGTAGCTGTTAATATTAGCCCCGATCCTATAGGAACAACTAATAATGTTTTCGGTAACAGTTTTACTTTTGATTATAACAAAACATTATTCCCAGGCTCGTTCTCTCTCGCTAATAATGCCATCTACTCCGTATTAACTCCAACAACTTTTGATGGTTTTCAAACGCCCGCTGATAGGTTGGTAAGAGCAGTCGATCCCGGACTTTACGTATTGAGGGCACAAAACGTTAACCAAGCAGGTAGAAGAAGTCCTATTGTAACCGAATCTATTTTAATTAATGAAATACCTATTCAAAGAGTAGAAAACTTACTTATCTCAGAATCTTTATATATTGAACAGTCTGTTGGTGCTGTAACAAGGGTAACAGTAGAGTTTGATCATCTTCAAAATCAGAGTGTTACTGACTATGAACTTTCTTATAAGTTAGGGGGCGAAGCTGCAGATTTAACTTCTTTTAATACCGTCAAGCTTCCTTCTACTGGGGTAGACACTGATGGTAAAATGAGATTTACTATTAACAATGTTGATCGTGGACTAACCTCTAGTGTTAATAATATAACAGTACGAGTTACTGCTTTAAATAAAGCAATTAAAGGAGTAACCTTAGAAAAAAGCCAAGCTATTTTAGGTAAACAAGCACCTCCACAAAATATTCAAAACTTTAGTGTTTCTCAATTAGGAGAAAACATTCACTTATTCTGGGCGTATGTTACTAATGCAGACGGTTCGTTGTTTGACCCAGATTTAAGAGATATTGTCATTAAAAGAGCACACGGCACAGTGCAGCCCGATGACTTTGCTTCTGCTTTTGTTAATGCTCCAGAGTTCATTGTAGTTAGTTCTGGGTCAACCAGAAAAGTAGCTGCTATTGACACATTTGGAACGTTTACTTATTTAGCTAAAACTCGTGATACTAGTGGTAACTTAAGTACAGACGTAGTTGGTGTAACTTTTACCTCAGTAAAATTAGCCGAGTTGTTCTTATTACAATCTTATAGTGAAGATAATCCTGGAGGTAACGTCGTATCAGGGGTACCGCTAGATAATCGAACTGAATTTAACTTCCCAAGTTTAGCAAACTCAAATACTGCAGGCTTATCTATATCCGCACAACCTACTTCGTTAGTTGATAATGCTAATGGTACTGCTATAGGATTTTCCGTAATAAGTGGTAGTCCTACTGATATTTTAGCTACAGGAAGTCAATCAATATATCAAACACAAGTAAGAGATATAGGTGCTTTAACGTCTGTTAGTTTAACGGCTAATATACAAGGCACAGCAACCACCTCTACAGACTGGAATACTCTACACCAAGATAAGGCCACAGGAGTTACAGAAGTTAGTAGTGACAACACTATATTGAAAGATACAGGGTTAGGTGGTTCTGAAGGGGTAGGCACAGTTCTTGGTTTTAGTAATACGGTTGCAGCAGCTGTATCTTTTAATGCCCCAAATCAAACTCTAACAAGTGGTGGAGCTTCTGGTAATGTTTTTGCAATTTGGAATGATGGACAGTATTCAACTACGTTTTCAGACGGAGCGGGAGTTAAAACTATTACAGCAATAACACAAGCAGAGCCGGGTATTATAACTGTATCTGCTGACCATTTTTTAGCAACGACTACCCCTGCAACAAGAAGTATTATACATGACGTAGTAGGTATGACACAGCTAAATAGTAGAGAAGTCTATGTAACTAGAAGTACATCAAATACTACTCTTCAATTATTTAATTATACAGCTAAATCTGGTGTTACTATTTCAGCAGTTACTAAAGCAAACCCTGCAGTTGTAACTGCTTCTGGACACGGGCTAAGTGATGGAGATAAAGTAATTATTCAAGGCGTAGTAGGTATGACGGAACTAAACGGCCTTGTTTTTACTGTCGCTAATAAAACTACAAATACTTTTGAGCTTTCGGGAACAAATAGTAGTGCTTTCACTACTTATTCTTCTGGTGGAGTACTTCATGAAGCGATTAATACTTCAGCAGGTCACTCAGCCTACTCTAGTAGCGGAGTTGTAGATTTAGGGGATTATTCTAATGCTAATTCATATGCTCTAATTGCTAGTGTAATTGACGCAGATGAGATTAAATTAGGAAAAGTATATCATGCTAACGGGGCATCAACAGGAGCTAATGCATTTGCTAACTTGACAACCGTTGCGAGTTCATATAAACTAGTAGATCTAAACCAGTTTTCAGATTCTTCCTCTGCAGCAACTACGTTCTTAGGAGATTCTAGTGCTTTATCAAGAGTTACACAAATTAGAACTTCTGAGTCTGATCCATTTTTTGCTAATGGTAATGTAAATATTAGTACGTTTTCTGGAACTTCTGATGATAGATTCACTACTTTTAGTACTGGGTCAAGATTGGCTAGATTTTTCCAAATCAGAGAAATTATAACAAACGCAAAACCGACTGAAACTAATTTTACGTTAGATACTTTTGAGTATACAGTAGACAAACCAACTCAAGAGTTTAGGGCTAGAGTTACTTTTGCAGGAACTAGTGATACTGGGGGGAACACGGCGGTAGACTATTCCTCTGCTGGGTTTATTGAACCCCCATTCATTACTATGACACCTGTAGGATCAATAGGAAAAATTGCAACAGTTATAGGCTCAACAAATACAGGAGCAAATATTAATGTCGTTAACTCATCTGATCAAGCACCTTCTACAGGTGTAGTATTAGATTTTGTGGCACAAGGAATTTAAAGGAGATTAAAAAATGGCTACAGGCACATCAAATACGTTTGTTTTAACGACTGCATCAACAGCGTTATCAACTTCGAGAACTCATATAAATGGAAGTTTGCAATCACTAGCTCAGAACTTCTATTCATCGGTGCCTCCTGCGGCATCTAACTTTACGGATGACGGATCTGCCGCAGTTGCTTTTACAGATTCTAGGACATACGGTCTGTTATACTATGATGCAGGTAGAAAAGCACTTTACATTAATAGTGATACGGCAGATAAAAAAGGCGCTGAAGGACCCGGAGGTAACTTTACTAGGGTTGGAATAGGTTCTAGATACGAAGATAATATTGTTGGGGCAACAGCAAACATTGGTTCATATCAAATTGGAGAGTTAGTAGCTGTTTTTGGATCAACAGCTGCATCATCAACTCCTTCAAATATTAGGCTAATGATAAAAGGAGCGAACTCAGCTTCTAACTTCACTGATGTGGGTATACCCCCAACAAACGGAGTTACTTCGACAATGTTAGTGGACAACGCCGTTACAACAGCAAAAGTAACAGATAGAAATATTAGTAATGTAAAGATCACTGCAGCCTCTATAACAATACATGAGTTAGATAATTTTGTAGAAACAGCTTTAACACCTACTGGAGTTATTTCTGGGTATGGGGGAAGTTCTGCACCTTCTGGATATTTGTTATGTGATGGGGCGGCTATTTCTCGCACAGGAGTTAACGCTAACTTATTTGGGGTAGTAAGTACAGCTTTTGGGACAGGAAACGGTAATAATACATTTAACGTTCCTGATTTAAGAGATAGGATATTACTAGGTAAAGGATCTAATAACAGTACTTTGGGTGCCCAAACACCTCAAATGCCTGGTAGTGCTACTAAGCCTTCAGAGTCTACTACAATTGCTGCGCACTCTTTGACTACAGCAACCTTTGCTACTTCAGCAAAAGACTCTTCACAAGCAACAGCAGTTACTGCAGTTGCTGCACACGCTGCTATTACACCTAACATGATATTCCCTACATCTGTAGTGAATTTTATTATAAAACTTTAAGGAGAGAATAATGGAGATTATTAAATTTAATGCCTTTGACATAGAAGGCAAATTAGTGTATGCTAATTATAGAAAATTTGAACGAGGGGAAAAAGGGGAACAGATAGAAAGAAGTTTTCCTTTTGATAAATTTATTGAATTAGAACCAAAATTAGGAGAAATACTAGCCGGTTCTTGTTATTCAGTTTATTTAGAAGAATCTCCCTCTATGAGCGTTTATGAAAAGAAATTTTTAGATGACACGCCTAACGCAGAATTAACAGAAGAAGAGATTACATATTTTAAAGACTTAACTAAAAGAGCTTGTATAGATGAAGAATGGGATGATTTATTAAAACCACCCTCTGTAGATGAACAAGTAGAAGACTTTATTAAAGAGTTTTTTGAAGACGGGGAAGACGAAGGTGTCGAACAAAAAGATTACCTAGAAGAATTTTTCAAGGAGTTAGAAGTAGAAGACTCCGATAATTAGGAGAACCTCATATGGTTACAAAAATTAGTAGTACCGTTATCGGGGCTAATGCTTTAGGAACAGCAGGTATTGGCAGTAATGTCATAATAGCTAGGCACCTAGCTAATAATGCTGTTCAGAGTAGGCACCTTGGTGCGGGCGCAAACGCGTCTCAAGTTTCAGAAAACGTAGTAGCGTTACAAGCTAACTTATCAGCAAATATAGACGTAGTACAAGATAACGTAGCTGCTATTCTTGACGCAACCACTGATTTAAATATTGGCAGTGGTAAATACTTTTTTGACAAATCTGCAGACTCATTTAGTATAGCTAACACTAACCCTGCGGCTTCTTCTTTAACTTTAGGGACTCCTGCTAACGTTATCATTAACTACGGTACACAAAACAATGGCGGCAATGTCATAATTGGACACGGTGATATTGGTACTAATACTCCACACAGATTAGATGTAAGGGGGACTGCTAATACTGGCGCTCTTACTGCAACTTCTTTTATAGTTCCTAACGATGGGGATATTGGCTCTACCGGAGCCACTGATGCTATTCAAATTGCAGCTGATGGTGTAGTTACATTTAAAGACGATATTAAAATTAAAGATGGAGGCACCATAGGAACTGCTACCGATGCCGCTGCTATTACGATAGCTGCTGCTGGAGCAGTTACTTTTAGTGATAGAAGCGTTCATAGCGCAGGCATTACTGTTGCTGATGGAGGTCAAATTGGTAGTGCGACGACAGCAGCTGCTTTAACAATAGCGGGAGACGGAGCTGTTACTGTAGCTGACGATTTAACTATTACAGGTAATTTAACGGTTAGTGGTGATACTGTTAGCCAAGATGTTACAAACTTAACTGTCGAAGATAGAATTATACTTGCGGCTAAAAACGCAAGCGGAAGTCCTAGTTTAGATACAGGACTTATGGTAAGTCGCGGAGCAGAAGGAAATGTCTTTATTGGTTATGATGAATCAGTAAATAAAGTTGTAGTAGCCCACACTAGAGACCCCCATACTAATACCGCTATAAGTGCAACAAGTGCTGCAAACTTAAATGCTCGACATGTAACTGCGGAATCTCTTGTGCTCTCAGGAGACGCAGGAGTAATAGTTCCTGATGATGGCAACCTTGGATCAGCCAGTGCCACAGATGCTATGCAAGTTAGTAGCGGTGGTATTGTTACTTTTAAAGATGACATCAAAATTAAAGATACAGGCACTATTGGGACAGCTACTACTGCTGCAGCGATAACTCTAGCAGCAGATGGAGGAGCTACTTTTGCAGCTGGTCTATCTGTCACAGGCGCTTCAACAGTAACAGGACGATCAGTAGTAGGAACAGGGTTAGGCATAGTAGGTAACACAGCTCCTGTGGCATCTACCTTTAGTATTGGTCAGCCAGCTAATGCAGTAATTAGAACACACGATGCTACTGGAGCAGCAAATATAATTATTGGTGACGCTACAGCCACTTCTGAATATAATTTAGATGTTAGAGGTACAGCTAATGTTGGAGTAATTTTAACTCGAGGAGTTGACCCTCTAGCTAATGATCACGCAACCTTTGTTAGGCTAAATGCAAACTTAAACGTGGTGCAAGATAACGTAGCAACTGCGTCAGGTAGTACTCTCGCACCTCAACACAATGTGATTACTACAGTATCTGGAGCAAATGCTTATGGAATAGGAGCTTCAGTAACCGCTATTGATAGAATAGAAGTTGTACTAAGTGGAGTAAGACAGACTAGGCAGTTTGGAGGATCAGATAATGATTTTGTAATTCCTAGTGCTGGAGTAGTACAATTCGTAGAACCTGCGGCTAATATTCCTGCAGGGCTAAGATTAATGATTAGACGATGGGCGTAATGTGAAAAAAATAAGACAATTGACTACCGAGTTAACATTTAGATGTAACGCAAAATGCCCGGCTTGTCATAGAATAAAACCTCTTAGGGTAAATTTAAATGACCCTAAATATACTATTACATTAGATAATTTCCAAAAACTATTTTATCCCGAATTGCTCAAAAATTTAGAGTGGTTGGTCTTCAATGGTAATTTTGGAGACTCTGTTATGAATAAACAGTTTAGAGAAATTATAAGTTATGTTAAAGAACATGACACGAAATTGTTAATACATACTAATGGAGGAATTCATGACCACGATTATTGGACAGACGTAGGTAATATTTTAGATAAACTAGATATAATAAATTTTGATTTAGATGGGTTAGAAGATACACACTCTAGGTATAGAATTAATACTGACTTTAACAAAGTTCTTAATAACGCCAAGTCTGTTATTGATACTAATAGAGCAAGCGTGCACTGGAAATATATCGTATTTGATTATAACCAACATCAAATAGAAAAAGCCAAACAACTAGCAATAGATTATGGTTTTTCTACTTTTAGTACGGTTACTACAAATAGAGACTTTCACCCACCGAAAGATGGAATTTATAGACACGTTAAAAGAAAAAAAGACTTATCAAAAATTCCTAAAAAGATTATTTGTTCGTGGGATGATTGGGGAAAATGGTACATTTCTCCAGAAGGATTAGTTTTTAGGTGTTGTTGGACGGGAGGTCATTATTATGATAAAGATAATTCTAGGTTTTATTATATGAAAGATCATGAAAAATTATTTAGTGGACTAGAAGTTCCCCTAGAAAAAATTTTAAATTATGATTATTGGAACAAATTACAACAATTTTTACAAGGGTATGATAGAAGTTTTAGTTTATGTAAATCACAATGTGGAAAAATAGTCAGTAGTAGAGAAAAAACCGAAGAAGACTTAGAGACAGGAGAAATTACTCTTTTTAATGCGTCAAATCAAATTGACAATTAAATAAATAGGTTTAGCCCTGCTAATCAAGTAGGTAATTAAAATAAGATTGGCTATTTAAAAATCTTTACTCTATAATGATATTATAGAATAAACAAGGAGCATCTTATGGAATATAAGGGTATTGAAATAGGTGATTGGAAATATGAAGGTCCAAAAAGTTTTGTCATCAAGTTGATGGACAAGTTTGGCACCCCTTCTTATGTAGAGAAAAATCCCGAAACAAATGAAGGATATGCGGTTGTATTTAAAAATATTGACGGTTTTGATTTTGTTCGTATCGTTGATTCAAACACAAATAAACTGCACCCGTATCCCGCAAAAATTTATGTAGAAGGCGGTTTATATTTTAAAGTTCCGCATGAAATGGTTGGGGCTTTAAAAACTGCTTCTCCTACAATTATGATTGATGAGTTAAATGGGTGGGTTATAGGTAAGTGCGCGAGTCTATCAATAGCTGCTGCGACGTTACAATTTGTAATTAATGCTGTAAACGGTGACGCACCTGCTACTAGAGAAGAATACGATAGAAGATTAAAAAGAATTATAGATGATGGAGTTTTAGATCCTGAAATTAGTTGGTGGGAAGATAATTTAAAAGAAATGGGTAATGGAATGAAAACATTTGAACAGGAAAACTTAACAACAACAAAAGACGGACATACAGATGTTGCTTCTGCGAATAGAGCTTGTAGACAAATTACAGAAAATGTAGCTGATATATATAATGCTTTACCTGCTGATGGAGAAGCATCATTACCTAGTTGGTGGACTAATAAGTTAGCAGTTAGTAATGCTTACTTAGATTCGTTAAGAGATTATTTGGTACATAGTAGTGAAAGAGAAGAATCTTTATCTATTAAAGAATGTACCGTGGAGATTAAATTAGACGATGCCGTTACAAAAAGGTAAAAGTAAGAAAGTAATTTCTGCAAACATAAAAGAATTAACTAAAAAGAAGGGTGTAGGTAAATCTAGAAAAAAAGCTATTTCTACACTTGCAAAAAGGCGTGGAATCTCTTCAAATAAAGCTAAGAGATTACAAGCCGTCGCGATCGCTCTAGGGAAATCCCGAAGATCGAGTAAACGTAAATAAATTTTAAAAGGAGAATAGACTAATGGCAAATAAAGCTATTCATAAAGTAAGCCCTGAGTTAACAGATAATGCTCAGTTTAAAAGCGTTGAAGAGATTCCCACATCAATTTTGGGATCGGGAGATACTATTCTAGTTTATCCTGGCTCTTATGCTGACCCACGCACGGCTAACGTTGCGGATGTATCAATTGTTGGTGTTGGTGATAGAGATGATGTTGTCTTCGCTGGATTTTCAGTCCCTGACGCGACATCTCAAGGAGCAAACGTTGTTATTAAAAACGTAACGATTAATGCTGCTGGACTAATTGTTGGTAATACAGATGTTACAGTTAAAGTATTTGATTCCGTGATTAACGGAACTGATGGTAATGCTAGGAGTGCTGCTCTTGCTCTTGCAAACGGTGCAGTTACTGCTGGTGTCACAGACGCTAACGCTGCGGGTGCTGCGGGTGTAAACATGAACGCCGCAATCACTCTTGATCATTGTGAACTGGGAACCACAGTAGGCCCAGGATATGGTATTGTTCAACACTGTTCCGGTGTTGTAACGATGAGATATTGCACGATTGCTAGTGATTCAGGTGCGCTATCCAATGGTAATATGACTATTGAGCATTGCACATTTACAGGTGCTAACAGCTATGCAACTTCAATTGCTGCTGGACTCGCACCAACAATCACAGTTCGTGGCTCTCATGCTGCTGCCGCTAACGCGGGTAACCACACTGAGACCATTATAGCTGCAATTTCGTAGTAGGACTTAATGGGGTGATTATATTTGAGAGAGAGCTTGTATTAGTTCAAGTTCTTTACTGGCTCCCAGACTATAATAATATATTGCAAGAATTCGTCTGGCAGACTTCAGATATTTCCCCCCATTTTTCCAGAGTTCATAAGTTTTTAAACTTCTGGCATGATAATATTGATGCTATAATACAAGAAGTTAATATTGCAAATACGAGTGGAAATTCGTATAATATTTCAAAAGGAGAAATTTACAATGGCTAGAAAAGTAATTGGATTTGACGTTACTGGCACACCAGAGAACTACAAAAATGCGGGGTCTGTTGATAAGACCGCGATGGGTGGTTCCTCTTCAAAAGGTAATTATAACCAGCCAGGTGCCGTCGGTAAAAATGCCATGATGAAAGCTGCTAAAGGGTATATTGATGCCAATGGCTCAATGGGCGAAAACGCTCCCTCTGCAGAAAATGGTGGCGCCCCCGTTAAAGGACGCGGATATAACAAATAAGGAGATCTAATATGGTTGCTAAACCTGGAGGTCTTGGTAATAATGAAATCGTCCAGATCGGTAGTAACCGATATGGAGACATTGCACCAGACGTTAAAAGAGTTGAAAAAGTTAAGGCTAGATATTTAGCTGGAGACAGTATTTTATCTAATCTTAAAGCTGTTTATAATGGTGAAGGTGTTAGAGCAGGTGAAACTCCTAGAAGAACCCTTGATTATGGAGTACCTTCTAAAGATAAAAACCCTTAAATGACATATCTCACACCGTCTTTTTTACGAGAATCTCGTCATGCAAAAGTAACCAAAAAAGGAAGATATTTGCGTGATGGTGGGTACAAAAAAAGAACAACAAAATCACCAAAAGTAAAAGTATTTAAAAAAGGAAGATTTATTCCCAAAGAATATTCATTCTAAAACAAAAGCCCTCAATCTTCTTGAGGGCTTTTTTCTATCATATTTATCAACCATTTATTGTGTGGTTCACAAACATACACATCTGCTTTACTAGTTTTTAAAACTTTATTATATATTACAGCCCTAGTTTCTATGTCTACGCTTAGAAATACTAAATCTTCGTGTTCTAGTTTAGAATACTCAAAATCATTTCCATCCATATGTAATATAGTAATCTTATTTTCAACATTAGCGGCTTTAATTAAAAGGTTACCAACTTTTACACATCTTTCATCGTAATCTAACCCAATGAGGTTGATATATGGATACTGTTTGTGTATATCAAATAAGCTATAAGGATATAGCCCTGACCCTACTAATACTAAAGTTTTACATTCTTTAAACTTATATCTTTTCTTTTTTGTTTTTAAAGTTCTTGCTATCCAAGCATCTTTCTCACACAACTTAAACCCAAGACTAAAATCATTTTGTTCTTTAAAATATTGTATCCAAGTCCACTCATTATTTTCAATACCTTTTTGCCAATTAATTTTTTCGTCTTTTAATTTTTTAATTGTATTCGAGGAGAATTTTAGCTGTTTTTCTTGTGCCATCTAAATCAAACTCACAATTCTTTGGAAACTCGTCATACTCATTTAGTATCTCTCTTATGTATTTAGAAATATTTTTTAAATCTCTTACAGAACACACTTTAAATAGATCATAAGGTTTCATAACATAACTACGGACAAATTGTTCAACTTTTCCACCATCTTCTCTTGGAATAATAATACTAGGGGTTCCACTAGATATTATTTCCATTGTGCTGTTATAACCCCCATAAGTAATAAACATAGTAGAGGACTCTACTAATTTAGATAAATTAGGAATATAGTCTACAGCTAATATATTACTTTTTTTACGAATTCCTATTTTGTTTTTTAGTTTTTTATTTGCCATAAGAACTATAAAATCTAATTCTGGAAAATCTTTTGCGGCTCTTAGTATATTAGAAAATATTGACAAACTTTCTTCTTTATTAAGCCCTACGCTCACATAAACTTTATTATTTAATCTTTTATGTTTTTCTTGTTTGGGGTTAGTAACATACCCTGTATATTCTATTTTTGACTCTATTTCTTTATATAATAAAGCTGGATCATAAAAAGATAAAGAATCAGGTAATAGAGGTAATATTTTTGGGTCACCGTGAATTAATATTTTATCTAGGTAATGTTTAACAACTAGATTCTGCGTTTTTGCTACCCAGTCTTTTAACCCTTGTTCGTGTGGTTCGTCCCAAGGAAAATCCCTAATACTGCTTATGATTTTTATGTTCTTTGCTTTTGCAGCTTCAAAAAAAGAAAATAATTCAAACGCCCACTGATGTCTGCAAAAAGGAAATCCTTCAGACACTATTACACTAATATTATTATTATTTAAAAAATCTTTCCACCTAGCTATTCTTTTTATAACTAAAGGTTCTTTCATTAAAGCCTTAAAAATATTTGGCTCTGTGTGGTCATAGTCCTCGTCTTTGACTAGTGTATATTCTTTCTTAATACCTTTAATTTCTAAAGGTGGTTTAAATAAATGATTGACAATACAACAGTCTGTAAATTTTGCTGTCTCTTCCGCAATATGCTTTATCCGCATACTGTGGCCTAAACCGCTGTAGTATTGAGTTAAAAAACATATCATTCACAAACTCTATTTCTTAAATCAGTAGTGCTGAACCTGTGGTCTCTTTTATTGAAGTATAAATCTATATCTCTTTTACGACAAATATCCTTACCAGTAAAGTCTTTGTCTCTATACTCTTCTCCTAAAATACGAATATTAATTGGGTACATTTCTAATATATCTTCTAAATCTTTTTCTGATCCATAAGGTATAATTTCATCAACATAACCTATTGCTTTAAGTTGTGTATATCTTTCAACAATTGTTTGTATTGGAGAGTTTTTATCTTTACGATCATGGCTAGGGTCTACTTGAAGTCCTACCATTAAATAGTCACATTTTTCTTTTGCTTCTCTTAACATTATTACATGACCTGCATGTAGTAAATCAAAAGCACTACAAGTAAACCCTACGATCATTCGCTAACAAATTCCTTAATCATTGGAAATATTGGTTCTATAGCATCAGCACAAGCGCGAGCTATTTCCATGTGTTCTTTTTGAGTACCGTATCCACTACGAAGCTCTATGTAGTGAACCCATGATCGAAGAGTACCATTCATATAAAGTCTACTTTCTATATTGCCTTCTGGTAGTACTGCCCTAGCTTGTTCTTTGGCTATACCATTCTTAATTGCCCATTTGTATGCCTCAAGAGATTCCTGCATTACTTGACTCTGTCGCAGTTCCCAGTTCGCCTGTAGACTAGCATCTTCCGTTTCGATACTGTTCTGACGATTCTTAGTGTCCTGTAGCCTCGCCTCTCTTGTAGTGAACTTTAAATCTTTAGTTGGATCAGCATATCGTTGACTAAATTCTTGAAATGAAAAAGAGCGGTGTCTTAAAATTTGTCTAGCTATGTCTCTAGTAGTTTCAATTTCCAAACAAACACTAGCCATTTCTAAAGGTGACCAATGCCCGTGCTTAATTAAATAGCGAATTAATTTTTCGCTTGTTTCTTTATTATTTTGATTATCTGGGTTAGACACCCTTGCACAATATGCTACAATGTCTTGCACAGAGTCAAGCCCAATAAACGCTTGATCAGGCGTTTGTGAGTAGGATACTAATTTTACATTCATATTTTTAACCATTTCTTTAATCTTTGATTTAAATCTCTTGTTTCTCGAACCATATAAGTTATAGCGAATAAAGCTACGTTACCTAGTAGTATAACAAACAATTGTGATAAGGTAAACCTATCAATAAAAAATAAATAAATTTCTAATAATAAAAACTCTATATTTATTTTAAATAACCAAAATACAGGGTCTTTTAGTTTATTTAGTACCACTACTACCAAACCCTCCTCTATTAATAATTAATTCTTCTGTGTCATCTTCATTGAGAGAGACAGTTTCTCTTTTTGGTCTTTTTGCTAAACCTCGTTTTTTTACTTTTTCTTCTTGTACCCACGGGTGTGCGTTAGAGAGTATTACTGTTTGTTCTATTGCGTCTACATACTCAAAAGATACTTGAGGCACAGGTCTAAAGCATGCCTGTGCTATACGATCTCCTGGAAATATAGTAAAAACTCTGTCACCCGAATTATAGAGTATGATTTTTACTTCATTTCTATAAGCAAAGTCTACTGTTCCCGGACTATTAACTATCATTATACCATTTTTGTGGGCTAACCCACTTCTAGGTCTAATTTGTATTTCCCAAAAAGGATTATCTATTTGAAAGTATAATCCTGTTCCTACAGTTTCTCTATTATTAGGTTCTAATACTATTTCATCAGGCTCACAAGATCTTAAATCATATCCTGCGTCAAAAGGGTATTGTTGTTGTAAATTCCAAGTAATACCTAATTTTTCTTCGAGTTGTTTAGCGAGTTCGCTTTTTTCTATTTTTACATTAAGATGTTGAGACACCTTGTAACTCCTCCCACGCTTCTTGTCCGTGTTTACCTGCTGTTATTGCTAATTCATTATGTTTCTTTAGAGTAATGAGTTTTTCATTTCGTAATAAAATTTCTTTACTGTCATTCAAATTTTTTAAAAATTTTGCTTTTGCGGGTTTAATGGGTAAAGATTCTATTAAGTTATCGAGAGTTTTATATTCTCTTGCCAATGTTTGAGCGCGTTTTGGCCCAATACCTTCTACCCCTAAAATATTATCACTTTTATCTCCTTCAAGTATTCTTGATAACATATATTCTTCTGGAGTTACTTGATAGTCTTCGATAAGAGTATCTATAGTTATTTCTTTCCTAGAAAACATATTAAATATAGAAACTTCATTATTAATTAATTGAAACAAGTCTCTATCACTTGAAACTAACCATGTGTGTTCATAGGAAGGAGAAATATTATTACATAAATATGCGATAATATCGTCAGCTTCTATGCCTCTAAATTTGTAATTTTCAAATGGAATTAAATCAGGTATGACATTTAAACAAGAGAAAAATTTATCAAATTTTTCCACAGTTTCTGGGTCGGTTGGTTTTTTTCTGTTTGCTTTATATGTAGTAAGAAGTTCATTTCTATAGTAACTTCTTCCAAAATCAAAACAAACTATTGTTCGTTTAGCTTGATAGCTTTTAGATAAACTTTCAATAGTTCTTATAAAGTCCTCTGTAAAGTTATCTACATTTTTTCTTTGTAACCACCTAAATGCTAAATTATTAGCATCTATTAGTAATAGGTTAGTGGCTGCAGCAGAAGCGTTTTCTACCTCTGCCAAATCGTTCCACGCTTTGGTATTCATAATATTTCCTTTCTGTATTTATATATTATAGCAATATATAAACATAGAGTCAAATAATATTATTCTTATGTTGCTTTTCTACTCAAATCTAAAGTCACGCAGTGGAAACCACCACTGATAATTCTGTCATGTCTTAGTTCTAAGGGAATGACCTCAATTTTATGTTTCTTAAGTTTTTGTATTAACTTTTTTTGTTTCTTATCTACTATTGCAAGATTAGGATTTACACTTAGAAGATTTAATCCAATCCACGCACTTGCTCCCCAAGGAAGCTCTGTCTTATTACTAGCACTATAACACTCATCGATCCATATCTTGTCCCATGATTTAAATAACTTCGGCTCATTTTCCTGAGTTACTCGACTAGCATTATATAAAACTAAACCTTCTCTCAAAGGAATAATTGTACTATCTAGATGTGCATATGAATATAAATCATGTAAAATATGTACTTTTTTGTCCATAAGAATATCTTGTAACCATTGACCTCCCAGCTCGTTTCCTGTATTGCTTACTTGATAAAGAATATCATTATTTATCCTCATACAATTAGCAGCTTCAAACATGGGTTCTTTATTTAAAAGAGTCGGTTTTCTATCTATATCATCAGTTTGATAATTTTCTTCTTTATAGCTTGGGGTTGGGGCTTTAACCCATTTATAGCCGTCTTTCCATTTTTTAGTAAAAATATCTTTATATGCTTGAGTTTCATTTTTTCTATCAATTAACGGAGATGGGGTTTCTATTATAGTATTTCCAACAATTAAAGTTAAGTCTCTAGGGCAGTGGTAATGGTACTCTGGTTTCTTCGTTGAATCTGGCCTATGAACTTTTACTCCTAAACTTTTTAGAGTATTACTTAGTGCATCTAAGTCTTCTTCTTGTTCCTCTACTAACCATGCTGGAAAAAGACCTGAAGATGTTAATATTTCTTTTTCAGTATATGTTGGGTACATACAACTCATTAAACTTTTATTAGGTTTAGGTATTTTACTCCCTATCGCTGATCCTACTATAACTTCTTCTAATTGATCCCACTCATTATTGCAAGTCATTGTATGCCCACTCTGCAAATTTTAAATTTTCTTCTATATTTAAATGATTTGTTGATTTGTTTCCTTTTAAATGCTCTTTTTCAAAATCATAAGGGCCGTTGTTTCTCCACCCAGATAATTGGTCTAACCCATAAAACTCTTCTTTTTTATATATTTTTACATCTTTATGATATTCTGGATAAATATTTCTATAAAGTCTATAGGTACACTCTATTTTAGATATCATATGTTGAAGACACCAAGACTGATATTGTGCTTGTAACCTGTGAGAATGTTGCATTAAATGGTTTTTAATTTGTTTTATGTGATAGTTTCTAATATGACTAATAACGTTTCCTGAATGTATAGTAGGTTTCTTAGAAAAAGGAGAATAACTAACTTCATCTATTTTAAAATTAAAATCTTCTACCGATGCTTTATTTCCAGAATCATCATCATCAAGCTCAAATCTATCACTACCCGCTAATACAATTATAATTATTTTAGGATTATATTTTAAAACGTGTTCTATTTGATAGCAAGTAAAATAATTACTTGCACCACATGCAGACATATTTAGTAAAGGCAAGTTAAGCTTATCAGCTAGTATTTTTGGCCATGTACCCTCCTCAGTACCGTAGCTAAAACTATTACCACATATTGCTAACATATATATTTGTCCCTAATTAATTCTGAGATACATACCCTATTAGCTTCGTTTCCTCTGTTATATTCTGCCCACTCATCTCCACCTATACCAAATAGTACACAATCTGTAGGTTCTAGGTTATTTTCTCTGCAAACTTTATAATATGCTTTACCATACTTATCCCAGTTATAATCTGGAGAAAATTTATCCATATACTCTATTCCTATTCCCAAACTCATACTATTTACCATGTTTACAGAATTTAAGATATCAATTGAATCATCTGTGTCTTCTTTTTCAAACCTAATACCAAGACGCAAATTTTCAGCACCATAAAATGCTTTTGATAAAGAAAAAGTTATCATATCAATACATTTATGAGATAGATCAACATTAATATTTTTTGTGCAAGGGAGATAAGCGAAATCTAAAAGAACAGGAAGGTTCATAGCGTCACAGGTAGTAAGGATACCAGATAAAGTTGGGTGTTGTTTTCCGTAATCACTGAAAGGTACAGACATTATTATGGCATCATTCTCTGTAATTTCAGTATCGTTTAAATAGCCCCAGTTTATATTTTTTTTAAAACACGCACTATGATACATAAACTCACCCCTAAAGAATAAAAATCTTTTATTTCTATGTCTCCAGTGAAAGGTATCAAAAGCATGTGCAGTACCGTTACAGGTTTTTACGTTTTTAAATAAGTGTAAATTTTTTAAGTTATTATTTTTACTGGCAACAACCCATTTTTTGAATGTTCCGATAAATTTTTCTTTTATATTTTTATCATAAAGATTATCTACTATATCAAAAGTGTATAACCATTCTATTATTTCTAAGTCTGGTATCGCTTTTGCCCCTCTTAAATCCATCAGTAAAATCCCGAAACTTGTAGAGTAACCTTATTACGCAGTCCTGCGTTTGATGATAGGTGTAACACTTGATTATTAAATACATACCCTGTGTTCTTTTTCCAATGAGTAATAACTTCGTCATCAAACTGCAAAAATTGTCCATTTTCCCAATCAGTTAAAAACATATTAGCTCTGACTTTTTCTTCTTTTCTGTTTGGAAATTTTTTAGTAATTTGATAAAACATATCTCTGTGCCACGGAATTATGTTACCTGGTTTTTGTAAAATTGCTGATACAGTTGCCACTTCCATATTTAATTGTTCTTCGAGTTCTTTAAAATCCACGTCCTCTTTTGTAAAAAACTTTTGATAAATAGTGGTGTTTTCTAAACACAAAGTATCAGGAAACCCTTCATCGTGTAAATCTGCTTGTTCTGATTTTTGGTGTTGTATGCACGAACAACGATAGTTTTCCCAATCTACGGATAAATAGGGAGCAGTGTCAATATTAATTTTTTTAAAGTCAAATATTTTCATTTGTTAATCCTAATAAATAATTTTCCACACTTTTTATTCTGGTTTCAAAGTGTTTATGGTTATGCTCTAATATGTGTTTAATTTTAGTATTAAACTCTTGTAGATCATCTAAACTTTTATTACACAGTTTTTCTACTTCTATCATTATTTTTATAAATCTTTTGTCAAGATCGTCTTCTGTATCATAGCTTTCATCAATAAAGGGATGAAACGTTTTATACCCAATTTTTTGTAATGCTTTTAATGTATTTAGTTGCCCCACTACTATAAAGGGTTTTTTCCACCGCATAGGTCGTAAAGATTTTTCCGTGATATATAATTTTCCTGCAAAAAAAGACTTATAGTACGCTTCTAAAACCAAAGAAAAATAAGAATTGTTTTCTATTGATTCATTAAGTAGTTTTGTTTCTTTTATTCTAGTATCTGAGTTGTCTAATAACTTACGAAACATAGAGGGTATGGGTTTGTCTGTAACATACCTAATTTTTTCAACAGGTTGATGAGAATAGTCTGCATATCTTAATAAATTTCTTTTTTCTAAAGCATTTAACGTAGCTTGTCTAAAATCATAATTTGAATTTGCACTATGATTAAGAATACAAAATTTTTTCTCCTTTGGCAAATTATTAATTTTGTAATCAGAAAACATAGAAAGGTAGGCAATCAGGTTTACTTCATTAGTTCCTACTACTATTTTTACTTCTTTATCCTCCCAAAAAGGGTTGTTTACTATAAATACTAATTTTTCTTTAGGAACTCCATTACTTATGAGTATGTTTTTTATATTATAAAAAGATCCCTCAGTTATCGGCTCCCCATCTAAACAAATAAGAACATGACTTATTTTTTCAGAATCTTCATAATGAAAAAAAGGTTTTCTTGGGCCAAGCCCTGTGTCAGCAAAGTAACAAAAATAATCAACTGCTTCATTAGTGTAAAATTTTATCGGGTATATTGCTCTGTCGCATAAACCAAGATTTTCTTTTTTTACGAATTCTACTCGGTCTTCTTTCCACATTTTTACTAATACAGCAGGGATTGTAAAAAATCCATGTACTCTCTCATTAAAACTACTAATTTTATACCAATTATTAAAATAAATAGAATCGTTTAAGTTAGGTAAAGGACCTTTATCATCAAAATTATCAAAGGCGACTTTTAATTTCTGTAATCCACTCATTTAATAATCCCATTTTAAACTTACAATCAAACACATTACACTCTATGTAATGTTCTATTTCTACATCATCGTCCCAGCACACATAATCTTTAGACCTATTCCATCTATAAATAACTAAAGGTTTTTTCTTCATAACTTCTGCTTCTCTTTGTGCTTGTCGCCAAAAATTTAATAAATCAGAAGATGTTGCTGTGAGTAACCCATTCCAGTTAACTTCTTTATAATGCTTACATTCAATACAATAAGGCCACGCAGCAGTATCGTGAGGTGTCCAAAGATCTCCCTTAAGATACTCTAACGATCCGCTGAGTGGCATACGTTTAAATTCTATATCTAATTCTTTAGTTAAGTAATCTCTTATTTTAGCTTCATAAGCAGAACCTTTAATTTTACTTTTGCTTGACAAATAATTTCTTCTTTCTTATATGACTCCCTGCTCTTTGAGCTGGTCTTTAGCTAATATGTAAGCTTTTACAATATCACTTCTTACAATATCATCACTAGAGAATTCTATTTTAGCAAATTGTGGCAAATGGTTCAAGATTTTTATGAATTTTTTTAACCCTTGCTTTTCAGTATCTCTTACAAAGTCTGTTTGATAAAAATCACCACAAAATAAAATTTTACAGTCTCTACCTATTCTAGTAATAACAGAGTCTAGTTCATGGAAGTTAAGGTTTTGGCACTCATCAATAATAATTATTGAATTATCAAAAGTTACTCCTCTAATAAAAGAGGTAGGTAAAAATTCGACGGCTCCTTGAGTTTTTAATTTGTCATAAGCGTCTTTACACTCAAAAAGTTCCGCTGAAATTGACATATAAGGATCTTCATAGACTTCTATTTTTTCTGTTTTATCCCCAGGTAAATATCCTATATCTCTGGTAGGTACAACACTTCTTATGATATAAAGTTTATTATAGTGCCTATTATTCTTTTCCAATATTTCTTCTAGAGCAAGATACATAGAGATAAATGTTTTTCCGGTTCCCGCACTCCCATGTAATATTAGACTTTTATTGTCTTTTTTATATGCTTCAAAAGCAAATTTTTGACTCGTTGTTAGCGGAGTTACTGTTATTAAATCATCTAATTTAATCCAGCGTGTTCCATTGTTGCCATTTTTACTCACTTTTATGTGATTCTCCTTTAAGCGGCTTTTGAGTAGGCGTCATCCCAAGAACCTGTTAATCCTGCTACTTCGTATTCAGTTACTCTATTTTCAAAGAAGTTTGTGTGGTCAGCGCCATTCAAAATCCACTCTAACCAAGGTAAAGGATTTTCTTTAACTTTAAAGTTAGGCTTTAATCCTAACTGTAGCAGTCTTCTATCTGTGATATATCTAATGTATTTTTTCACTTCGGTAGCTTCTAGTCCTTCTATTTCTCCCATAGAATAGGCTAAGTCAATAAATTTATCTTCTAGTTCTACCGCAACTCTTGACATTTCATAGATTTCGCTTTTAAATTTGTCACCAACTATTCTAGGGTGTTCGATACAGTATTGCCTAAATACCTTGGATACACCCTCTACGTGTATAGATTCATCTCTTATTGACCATTCTACTACTTTTCCCATGCCTTTCATCTTTCCAGCTCTTTGAAAATTAAGTAACATAACAAAAGACGCAAACAAAGCAACACCTTCGTTAAATACAGATTTTGCTAATGCTAACCCAAGCCCTCTTTGTGAGCCAATATGTGAATCCATCATAAAATCTATCTTCTCCACCATCTCAGTATATTCTAGAAAAGCATGATATTCAGAGTCAGGCAGACCAAGAGTTTCATTTAATAGAGCATAAGCTCTCTGGTGTATACCTTCTCTTGAAGCAAAAGATCCAAACATATTTCTAACTTCATTATTCTTAAACTTAGGAATAAACTGATCATAGTAATTTTGTCCAACAGCAACGTCTGACTGCGTAAATAGTCTAAGAATATTTGTTATATATTCTTTTTCTATTTCCGTAACTTTACCGTTTTTCCAATCAGTAACGTCTTCTGATAAATCTAACTCATCCTCAATCCAATGAACTTTTTCATGTCTAGTAGTAATTTCTACCGCCCACGGATACTGAAAAGGTTTATATGTTTTTGAAAACTGCATTAAACCTCCTGCTCTTTTTAATAAGATATTATCTGATATTTTCATTAGTTGATCGTACCCACCAATTCGTTCATCATCTACGAATATTTGTGGTACTGAATTTATTCTTTTTTGTTTAGCATTATTCTTACCTAGAGTCTCTTCTAGATCGTTGAGACTTTGGTAAAAAGCTAATCTTTCTTCCTCTTTATCCATGAGTTGTTCTTCATACTCAAAACCGTGTTCATTTAACCAATTCTTTGCCATTAAACAAAACGGGCAGTCTGATTTACTTACAATTCTAATATTCATTTTTTTTATCCTTCACACGCGACACACGAGTCGTCCTCTGTTGTTATGTAATCTTGTAGTTGATCTCTTTCAACCTTTTTAGAAACATTCTCTGCTCTTTGAGTAGTTTCTGTTCTTAAGTAATATAATCCTTTACACCCATTTTTCCAAGCGTTATAGTGTACTTGATGCACATAAGTTTTAGGTGCGCCTGCTGGAAAAAAGACATTTAGGGATTGTCCTTGGCATAAGTATTTTTGTCTTACCCCTGCTTGTTCTACTATTTTTATTTGATCTAGTTCTATTGCTGTTTTAAAAACTTCTTTTAATTCGTTACTAAGAAAATCTAAATGTTGAACAGAACCTCCTCTTGTAATTATAGAAGTCCAAACTTTATCAGTATTTTGTTTTAGTTTTTCTAACTCTTCTTCTAAATAGCTGTTCTTAACTAAATGAGACCCTGCTCTAGTACGATGAGTATATGCATTAGCTTTTAAAGGCTCAATAGAGGGAGAAGTATCAGCTAGTATAGCACTGTTTGCGTTTGGTGCTATTGCTAACATATGAGAGTTACGTCTACCTGTACCTTCCATATCCGGGCACTCTCCTCTTTCTTCTGCTAACTTCATGGTTTCTTCTACAGCTTTTTCTTTAATAGTTTTAAAGATTGATTCATTTAACCTAGCTGCTTTTTCAGAACCAAACGGCACACGATGTTTATGATAATATGCGTGTAACCCCATAGCTCCTAGTCCTAAAGATCTTTCTTGTTGTGCTGAGTATCTAGCCCTACTAATTTCATCATTAGCATTTTCGATAAAGAACTGTAAAACATTGTCTAAAAATCTAATCAAATCATTAATCATTTGAGTACCAGACCACTCATCATATTTTTCAATATTAACGGAGGATAAGCAACAAACAGCTGTACGATCTTCACTAGTCGGTAAATGAATCTCATTACATAAATTTGATCCATTAAGTTTTAGACCTTTATCTTTCATAGTTTGTGGTAATGCTCTATTAGCTGTGTCAATAAAATTAAAATATGGCTCCCCTGTTCTAAATCTAATTTCTAGTAAAGTTTCCCATAATTTTCTAGCTTTCATTGTATCCCTAACACTTCTATCATTAGGGTCTAATAAGTACCACTCTTCATCGTTGTCCACAGCTTTCATAAATTTATCTGTCAAATTTACTGCATTATGTAAATTTAAACATTTTCGGTTAATATCTCCTGTCGGAACTCTCATATTAATGAACTCAATAATATCTGGATGATCAATATCCATATACGCTGCATAAGATCCTTTTCTAGTTTTACCTTGTCTGTAAGCAGTCATATCAGCATCTACTGTATGAAGAAACGGCATCGGTCCAGGAGCCTTATCTGATACTGCCCTAACATCACTCCAATGTCCTCCTACACCCCCACCTTTAACAGATAACCACCTAAGTTCTGAACTGTGATCTATTAGTCCTTCTAGAGAGTCTGGAACATAGGTTAAGAAACAAGAAATTGGTAATGCTTTTACTTTTTCTCCCGCTATAGGAGCATTAGAAAGAACAGGAGATGAATACATAAACCATCCACTAGATACATAATCATATATCCTTTGAGCAAGCTCTAAATCTCCATAACAATAAGCAACCGCTGCACGAGCAAAAGCGTATTGCGGAGAGGGTTCATCTTCTCTACAGTAGTAGTCCTTTAACAATTTTTTTGCTTGAACTGTTAACTTGTTATCTTTACCGAGGTCAATTGTTATACCCAAATGAGTAACAGAATCCCTAGGAAATTCTAAAATTTCCGCTGTGTTTTTCATAATACTTTATCCTTCAATTTTACTGATATTATTTTGTTTATTTATAGATATTTTTTCTATTAGGGGGTGGGTAAAATCATGGGAGATCAAGAAAACATTTAAATCATTTTCTTGTTGCAAGATTTCAATTAGTCTTTCTTTTCCCGCCTCGTCTAAAACCCCAGTTACTTCGTCCAAAAATAAAAGATTAATATAACTGCCGCCAAGCCTAGATAGAAGTTTTCGGATAGATAGTAAAATTGAAGTTTGAATCCTACTAAACTCTCCTCCAGAGACGCTTTCAATTGTTGTTTCTTTTCCATGATTAAATATAATTATGTTTAATTTTTCTCCAGTTAGTCTGAATACGAGTTGAAACTGCCCGTCCGAAAATTCAGCTAAATATTCGTTTATAGTTTCTTCTAATTCTTTGGTAAGATTTTCTAATTTAAATGCGACTATACCTGTCGTGCTAAAAGCTTTTCTTAAAATACTTAAATTTTGGCTTTTTGATTTAAGTTTAATTATATCAGAATTAACCTCGTCTTGTCTATTTAAAAATTGTGCTTTTTGTTCTGTTAGAGTATCTACTTTAGTATTGTGTATTTTAACTTGTTCATTATGTTCTACTACTTCTTGCCTTAAATCTTCTTGTTCTCTTATTTGAGTTTTTAAAGATTTTTCTTTTCTCTCAAGTTTTTCATAATCTGGGTACTCACTAGGTATACTACTGTCTATTAACTGAGAAAGTTGTTCAAATTTTTCAATCGTTTTTTGGTTTTCGTTATACATATTAGTTTCTTCAGCAAATTTGTCTCTTTCTGCCGCAAGAACTTTAAGTTCCTCGCTAAAAGAATTTAGTCTTTTAGTAGATGAAAATAAGTCTTCTTCTAGATTGGACTTCATTTGCATTGCATGACTATTATCTATTGGTTGTCCACAAGCGTAACAACTATCAGCAGTATCTATACCCTTAAGTTGTTTATTTACGTTATCAATATGATTTTTTGTTTTTGCAACATCACTTTGAAGAGTTTCTAATTCTTCAAAAAGCGTTGAATTTACTTCGGGAGATTTTAGTGACATATCAAATTTTAGTTTATCTCTGTCAGAAATTAATAAATTGTTTTTATCTATTCTTTTACACTGATCTACATATTGTTTTAGTTCTGTTTGTATAAGACCTAGTTCTTCCCTAAGAGCTTCATTAATTATAGGAACTTCTTTTAGTTCACGTTTTTCTCCAATATTTGCATCTTGTAAAAACCTTTCAATACCGTTGATTTCTCCGTCTAACTTATTTAAATCTTTTTCTACTTCAGAGATTTTTAACTTTAATGTATCTCCAATAGCAATGTATTTTTCAAGACCAAATAAGTTTATTAAAAACTTTTTTCTATTTGTATCTGTTGCTTTAATAAAATCTAATAAATCTGTCGAGCTTTGATATGTTAATTGAGAGAATATTTCAAAATCCATTCCCAAAACTTCAGCAACTTTTTTATATGTATCTAAAACTTTATGTTCAGTTAAATCAACAGTGTTGCCCTCTTCATTTTTATAAAAATTAACCTTTCCTGACGCGCCTGATCTAGATACAGAAATATTATAGTCTATCCCGTCCACTTCAAAACTTAACGATCCTGACCATGATTTGCCATTTCCATAGCGATTTAAAATATCTCCCTTTTTAATTGCTTTTATGTTTTTTCCATATAATATTTCTTGAATAATTAGTGCGATTGTAGATTTTCCACTACCATTTGCTGCTGTTAGTTGTGTAATATTATAAGAGTCTAGAGACAAACTATTGTCGTCTCCATAACTAAACATATTATTTATTGTTAATTCTTTTAATTTTATTTTAGACATTTCTTATTTTCATATTTTCTGTTAGATTTTTATAATTTTCCCAATCAGTTTTAGGTAATTTTCTTTCAAACTTTATCTCATAGTTTTTAATAGCTTTGTTTATAACACTGTCCCAAGTTATAAAAGTTTGATGGGGGTGTCCCACTTTTTCTCTGTAATCTTTTAATATTCTGTCTTGATGGTTTTGCAATTTTTCCCACCCTGTTCTCTTAATTCTAGCAGGTAAGCTAGGAAAAGCTTCATATAGAAAAGTATTATCTTTTTCTCCCGGCTGTGAGCCGTCCCAGTTACTTGTATAATGTAAGAAAATAGGTTCTAAACTTGTAAAAGTAAAAAACTTTTTGTTGGTATTTATTGCATATTTTACTAGATTTGGGGAGTCTTCCCACCAACCCCACCCAAATATAGGATGTACATCTGGATTATGTCCACTATAGATTAAGATTGTGTTATCGTCTACAAAATCAAATAAATGAGTTAAAGCCATTTGACTTAGCGAGTGTGTAAATTGTCCATATTTTTCTGCTTTTACTAATACACTATCAACAAATTTTTCCTCACCTAGTTTTACTACTTTGTGTTCAATATTTCTATCTTTACAATATTTTGCAGCATAAACTATATCAAAATCATTTTGTCCTCCGAAAAGTCGAAGAGTGATAGCAGTAAAAGGAATACCTAATTGATAAAAAGCTTCTGCAGTAGCTTCACTATCAATCCCCCCACTTAGTGCGAGTACGAATTTATATGAAGAATAGGTGTGAGCAAATTTAGAAACTAGACCTGTTAAGTCATTGTAAAAGGAAGCACTTCTACTTCTATACTCAGGACAGGTAACTCTACAGCCCAACACAGGAAGTTTTGTTGAGCATAAATACCCTTTTCTAGGCCGCATATATGGTTGAGAGGTTGATTTAGATTGAAGATATTCCCAATAAACTCTATTTAACGAAAGATCAATATCAGACATTTAGATTTAACTCTAAAAATTCATCAATTATTGCTTTTGGGTTACCTGTTTTGATATGTTCTAAATATAAAGTTAGTTCTTCTACAATTGTTTTGTCCTTTAGATTTAGTTTAGAGTCTTCGTTAGGTTTATATGCTATTTTTTTGTCTAAAAGTTTTGAATCTTTTACTTTACTTAGCTCGTCTAGGTTGCCTGTTACTTCATAAATAACATGATCATACCCACCTTCTTCTAGGTTATCATTAACTTCAACGGTTCTTCTAACAAGTTTTGGTAAATTCAGAACTTTAAAGTCCACACTATAGTTTTGATGATCTACATAATCAATCACATTTACCCCATACTTTTTTGTTTCATCTCTGTCAAAAGTTACATTTAACGGGCTACCACAATAATAAGCAGGATAATCCAAGTAACGATGATTAAAGTGTATGTCACCGAGAAGTATGAGCGGCCAGGGACGAAGCTTTTCAAAATCGTATTCAGCCGTGATGTGAGGTGGTACTTCCCCACGGATATGAGCAACCAGAATTTCATTTTCTTTATATTCTGGTAAGTTATCCGTTTGCATCTCTCCATATGGGAAGAAACAAAAGTCCTGACCCCGTATACTCTCAGATCGATTTTCTGTAATAAGAACCACGTTCGGATTTGTAATAGCGTGTAATTCATGAAAATGCTCCAAAAATGTTTTGCCTTTTCGAGTGGCTTCGTGGTTTCCCGGAATTATGTATGTTGGAATTGTGACTGAGTTTGCAAAACGCAAAAAAAGGCATACCTCATCTGGTTCGGGTTTTCTGTCGAAAACGTCTCCAGCTAAGATATGCACATCACAGTCTTTTTCTAATTTGTGAATTTCTTCAAAAAATAGTCTAAATCTATTAGCTTGCCACTCGTAAGGAACTTTTTTCTTATGTAAATTAATGTGCCAATCAGCACTATGTAAAATTTTAATCATTTCTTATTTTAGCATTTTTTACTGTTATTGTCAATGGTTATTTTCCTTCAGTTACTTTTCTAAGGTATTTTATCCAAACTCTCCGCTTACATATGCCTTTGTTGACCTGTGATTAGGATTGTCAAAAATCTTTTTAGTTGATCCTACTTCAATAATTTCTCCCATATGAAAATACGC